GAGCCTTATCGTCGGCAGCGTCAGATGTGTATAAGAGACAGATTATTTAAAGTTTAACTGTTTTTTATTTTTAGTTAATATTCTGTTTGTTGCTCTTATCTGTTGAAATTAGTAAGAGATGATAATTCTAAAGATCAGACAGACTTATAGTAGGCGTAGAGTTTTTATTCATATTGGATCATTTAGGTTGAATTTTTACAGCTACTGCAGATATTACATATTGTTGTTTTCCTATCTCTTTCCCTTTCAGGTTGATAATTGCATTTGCCCCATGTTGTTTGGCGGCATCAACCAGCTTCCCAACCATATATTGTTTTGAAGGTATTGCATAATCGGAGAATGTTTGAGGGGCTCCGTCTTTGATAATTGTGATGCCTGGTGCGCTTATCTTCTTATCAGGTTTACCATAGGTGAATACCAATGAAAGGCTTGATAAAGGAGTATAATCTAATACAGAAGGAACAGCCCCCTCAGGATAGATATAAAATCCTTCCTTTACATATTGAGTATAATCACTCTTGTACAGAGCTTCTGAGTATCTCGGAGAACAAGAGGTTAATATACCAATTGATAATAGGGTAAATAATAGTTTTTTCATTGTAATAGAGTATTTAAGTGTATAATATCTAATTCCCGTAAGTGGCAACATAGGTAGGGTTTGCGTAGGATATTCCCCAAAAACTATCCTTTCCATATACTCCAATAAGACAATTTCCATTTTCCCATGTATATCCATTTGGTTTCGGAGTTCCATATTTCTTTTCTATCAGCTTACTTATATCTTCATCCGTCTTTATGATAACTTCTGAACAAATGAGCTTCCTGTATTTATTGAAATAGTATCTGGTCTTTATACCATTTTTTTCGGTATAAAGTAGCGCAGACACACCTGATAAGCTCCCACTCGATATGCCAAAATCCCCTAACACAATATTTTCATCTGTGGAAAAGGTTTCCGTGATTATATTTTGATATCGACTTTCCATCTCTGAATAAGATAAATTCCAATCTGCTTCAGGTTCGGTAAATGGTAAGTTAACTTCATCATCACCACAACCGCAGAGAATAAGAAGTAATAGCGTTATTGAAAAGAGTTTTTTCATGATAATAAAGAGTTTCGTTTATTGCTATTTGGCTCTATTTATTATGATGGTTATGAAGCGGTAAAAAATGGTTTGACTTTACGGCAAAAGTAGATTTCCAATCATATGTATCACTATTCTACATATTCTAAAAGTTTTCTTTTATTGCTCCACAATACAATATCAGACTCAGCGTCAGTTTCTGCAAATTCCAAATATTTCAGGAATTTATCTCTCAAATAACCAACAGCTGTATCATTTACTACTGTTACCCTCTTACTTATTGTTTCTTTTAAATAGGTCTTGTTAATTAATTGAAAATTTAAGATTGAGCGCGAAATACTATTTCTAAAATAATATTCGGATGTTCCTGTAACATAATTCATCAAGGTAAATCGGTTTCGCTTTACATATACAGCATTGAATCTAATATCTTTGAATCGATCATCGGCAAAAGAATTAAATCTCAAATCATTTTTGTAAACTCCAATAATACTAGAAAGATAGTTATTTACGTGACTACCAAATCTTTTTTGAAGGTCACTATCTTTATTATCCTGAAATTTTATAAATGATGAACTCACTACCGCAGAAATAAAACTGGTCATTTCAAATGCTATATTGGGTACCAATTCTTTTTTATCTGTACTTTTGAAATAATATGTTCTGCTTTTAGATTCTGTTTCGTTAATTAGATACCTTTCTTTATAAAACGTGAATAGTTTTTGATAATATTCATCATCATTATCAAAGAAGTTGTTATAATAGCTGTCACTGATCCATCCACCATCAGTAACAATATATCTTCCATTTCTTTCCGTTACGAATATGGAAACAAAGCAATCATTTGTGGTAAACAAAGGAGTTACAATTTCGATAGTTTTACCATACTTCTTCACACTCCATAAGGAATTGAATGTTTCTTTTATGATGTCAAATATATCTTCCATATCATTCTTTAAATGTAATATTTTCCAATGGGTCTGAATTTTCTGCTTCTTTATCGAAGGGGAGAATACCAGGGGACGAATTTAATTGAAAATTCTCATATTCAATGTTAGCCTCCTGCATAAAATGATAAATGCATATTGAAATATCTTCCAAAGCTTTCCTTTGTACTTCATCTTTTAATGCTTCTGTTTTATATGCTATTTCTTTTCCATCACTCCAATATTTATGAAAATGTGGCGTTGGGACCTTTTGTTCATTAATGGGTATTTGAAAGTTTGAATTTCTATGTGATGGACCAGATGAATCATATCGAAATAAGGGTTTTTCACAAAAAGGAGGACATTTCAAACTGAATTTAAAGTCTGTATCAATGTCTTTTTTCTGTTCAACAGTAAAAGCTACATCAGCAAAATCCTTGCAGTAAATAGGCATAGCTTTCCTTTTAGTGTCAGGTCTACTTTTCTTTTCATCATCTAAAGCCATATAGTTGCTAGATGGAGTCTTTTCTTCATTTATAAACAAATCATATTGCTTATAATTATCACGAATAGTCTCACTAAATTGCATAATAAAGTATTTTAGTTTATAAATCGTTTATCCATTTTGTTTTGATTACCAAAGGTAGTCAAAATGTGTATTTCGTTTTTTATTTTTGGTTTCCTCATTACACCAAAAACATCGTTTTGGTTTCTTTAGTAAACCTAAATTTTGGTTTCCTGAGTAAACCAAAGTTAGTTTTTGGTTTACTTTTTGGTTTACTCAGGAAACCATATATATAGAGTATATAGAGAATATACATATACACGCGTATGCGCGCGAGGGATGTTTATAAACCCTTTATTATATTTCCTCTCTTTCTAACCTTCCTATCACTTTGTAGAGATAGAGTATATCAGATTTATTAATGTCGCGATCTGGATATTCTCTTTCTCCTGATGGGTTCAGTTTTGCATTGTATGAACACAGCTTCAAGTATTCATCACCGAGCTTAGATTGATATACCGCCTTTAGCAGCCTGTCAGATGGAGTTATAACCACATAACAGCGTCCGAAGTCGATATCTCTTGTAGATGTAACCGGTCTAACGAATACTACATCTCCTGATTTATATTTGTCATACATGGATTCTCCATATACAACCAAACCATAACTTCCCTTAAAAGATGGAATATTGACGAATTCCAGCACTTTGTTCTCGTCACCATGTAAGCCTATACCCTGACCTGCGCAAACGCGAATATCGAGAATCTTTTGGCCTTTGTCGGAAGTATCAGACAGGCCGAATAAGTCTTTACCTAATATTTCATTTATTTGTTGGAGGTATTCAGGTCTAAAAGACTTTGCATAAAATCTACTATTTAATGCCTGGTTCGTAATGCCGAGTTTATCTGCCAGTTCTACCAACCCAATACCATTTTTCTTTAAAATGTCTCTTACTTCTTCTCCTGTCATAACGGTTGAATTTAAAATATCTGTTAAAAATAACGGTTATCAAAGAAGAAATATTGAATATCTCTTTGATAATATTGAATCACCCTTTATCTTTGACGTATCAATCAAACAAAGGAACAAATAATCAATCAATTACACAATACCTCAAACGGGGTATTGAATTTAAAAAAGAGGAGAAAAGAAATGAAACAGTACAATTTATCTCAGATCATGAAAAGCGCTCATAGAAAGTTCAGAAGTGTCAAAGGTGAAAAGTCTTTCTCAGAGTGCTTGAAATCAGCTTGGATGTTTGCTAAGTTGCAGGTTTCATTCTCTGATGAAAACATCGCTAAGAAAGATAGAGAGTTTGTACAAGCTCAGAATGCGAAGTTTGAGAAGGTTGCTCCTTCAAAGCGTAGTTCCTATGATGATTTATCTATCCCGGCATCTGCATATTACAATGCGAATAGCACAGGTCGATTCGGTTCTCATTTTGTCAACGATTAAAAGATACAGATATGAAAATAGTATTGAAAGTTTCATTAAGAGAGGCCAAAAGAGCCTCAGAAGCGATACGCGATAATTGGCATTTGAGAAAAGGATTCAATCAGGTTGAAACCAATGTATGGGAGGCTGATAGTGAGTTCTGGGGAAATCTGGAGGATGAGGACAATGTTGATGAACTGAAGTTCTTGGTTGAAAATCAGTTTGGATTTTTGGGAATATCAGAAGAAGAATATGAATTTAATGAAGAGGAGGAATAATCAATGACACAGAAAGAGTTTGAAGAAAGAACCGGATTGAAAATGACGGCAGATAGTTACACGGAGGTAGAACAGTGCTATATGAATACGGAGCTCGACAAGGATGCGTTCTGTAAGTTATGGCTGGAAAGCCCCGTGGCCCTAAAAGAGATAGAGCGAAAGACAGTGTTAGTGCGTGAGCTTTTTGAAGAGCGTAAGATGATGGCAAATTTCCTGATCGAGCAGGCTGAGAAGTGGAGCGCATCAGATTTGAGAGATAAGGCGATTAGCATGATTGGTGAGAAAGAGTATCTCCATAGGAAGATTTTTAGAAATTTCAACCTTTGGGAAGTCGATAAGGATTTACTGTTGGAGTTGTTGAAAGTTTGATTCAGGATGACAGGCTGGAGCGGTCTTCGAGCCTCCCCCTTTGATGGGACTCCAGCCACGCATGCAGGCTTAGTTTTTCGTAGCAGTCCTTTTGAGAATGTGCCATCCTTCGGGAGAATCTGAAAAGAGACGCAGGTTGAATACCCTTAATATTCCGCATGGCAGCGTTAAGCCGGACCCCATCAGGTCTTGGAGCCTACCCTTTGATGTGGAGATGGGGAACAACATAGGAGCGATTACCCAAAGTAATCTATTCGGAAGAATCCGCGACCAGTCGTTAGAAGCGGCATTATAAGAAGGTCGAGCACACAACGTTCGAAGCAAGCAGCCGTAAGGTCGAGGCAAGCAGACGGGTTAAGTAAATCAGCCGAACATGCCCTGAACGGTTATGCAGTGAACAATAGTAACTGATAACTCCGGTGGGAAGAGCAGAGAGAGCTTATCGGGGCACAAATTATTAATCATTGAGTTATGAGAAATCATGTAAGATCATGTAAGGAGCTGAATCGCTCCATTATGCCGGAAGGTTGGGATGCAGGGAAAGATAAGATATCATGCTTCACCCTGTATGCATCAGAGGAAGAGAAGAAGAAGTTTATGAAGAAGTTTTCAAGGTATCGGGATAGATGCTATAAATCGGAAATCATCTGCTTTATGCTTTCGAACTATCTTGCTTATGCTTCTGGTAAACGATTCGAGATGTCGGCTATTAAGGTCTGGAAGTATGGGACAAAGAATCCTTGTCCTGATGGCTATGTTAATTATTCGATAGGTGCGATCCCTGTTGGATTTATGAAGGTGGTGAAAGGTTCTTTGAAGTCTATTCCTTTCAGGTTCCAGAGTGAGTTGATATATCATGTTGTCAGTGCATTTTATAATGCTCCTGACCGATTGGTGGATGAGGTTATAAACCGTATCAATGAAATAAAGCACCCCACAAAGAAAAGTGATAGAGTGGTAATATTACAAACTGTTGTACCAGAGAAGGAATACCAGTTGGTGAAAGAGTACGCCATTCAGAATGGGATGAATATTTGTGACCTGTTGAGGGTAGTGTTGAAGACGGTGTGTATGTCAAAGAGGGACAGGAAATATGATGATTCACCAATAGGAAGGGTATTCAACCTATATCGAATTCTCAAACAGAAAAGAGAGCCGTTCGTAGTTGGGCCTAATTATCGACTACTATTCGTTGAAATAACCGGAGACAGAGAGAGGTATTATCTTACGAAGTTTCTTCGAAGAAGAAGAATCACCAAAACAGAGATGTTGAGAAAAGCTGTTCGGGCGCTGGATGATGTGGTAACACATCGAACCCGGTTAGAGAAGAAAATTATTTTTGAACCGGATGAGGAAGATGAGGATGATACCGATTATTGGTATGAGAGGATGGCGAGAAGAGATTTCGTAAGGTCTATATATGTTTGATTATTAATTTGAAGATATGGAAAAGTACACAAAAGAAAGCCTGGCTAAAATGACGCCAGAAGAGTTAGAGAATGTAGTTCTCAAATTACAAGATGAATTAGAGGCAGAGAAGATCACGAGTAAGCAATATTCTACTTGGTGGAATCAGGAAACAGAAAGACGTAGAAGGGACGTTGAAAAGCTAAATGTATTGCATAACCTGATTCATTCTTGGGAAGATAAAAATTAAGTAAGGAGGGTAAACATGAAAGAGGATGAAAGAAAGCCTATTGCGCCGACGTTGCGTAATATGGAAGTGAATGATGTGGAAGAATGGCCATTGGAAAGAATTGATACCGTTACAATGACGGTAGGTAGATTCTCCCGTAAGTTCAGGGCGAAAGGCATCAAGTTCAGAACATGGACGGATAAGCTGGAGGTGAAGGTTCAGAGAATAGCGTGATCATGGAAAGTCTGTCATGTGCTGAAAGAGAGATCGCGAATGAGTTCTGCAAGGGCTTTTCAGATAAGGAAGTGGCGGATAATCTGGATAAATCATATTGGACCGTCAAGACACAGAAAAAAGCTATATACAAGAAGCTCGGAATATCGAAGGATACCGAGCTTATTTTGTATATGGTTTGTGAGAAAGTGCAGCGCAGATTCGAATTGAAAGAAATACGCAAGCATGGTTTAGAATTATTGTTCTCTGCCCTATTTCTGGTTATGCAGGTCACTTGCAATAATCTGGATAATATGAGAATGATGAGAGTGAGAAGAGGTCGAAAGACAGAATATGTATGTGATTATGGAGGAGGTGATGAAGATGGATATAAATCAATTTGACCATTTAGTTACGATCTATCGGGTGATGAATCAAAAGACATTTGGTTTCAGGTTCTCGGCTGCCATTGTCGGAGGACGTATTCGTTTGCAGAGGTTAATTGATTCTGGATTGATTAGAACGGAGAAGAAAAGTAAGTCACAGAATGGAAAGTTGTATTGCAATGCAAGTGATGTATTGCGTAATGCTGTAGCATGATGAAAGTAAAAGATTGGTTTTATTATTCGGTTCTGGTGATGTTATCATTGCCGATTGGGTTGGTGTGTTGTGAGGCGATAGTTTTGCAGATTATCGGTCTGGGGTATGGATATTTGTTTTTTAGAGGGTTATTTAAACCATTATTTGATCGGAAGGAACAAGATAGCTCAGGCAAAGAATGATGATAGTATAGCCCGTGAGGATGATTCTCCCCTTTTGGAGATGTGTTTTGTTTGTGTTGTTATACCGGGTGTATCGTCTGTGAAGATAGTGCACCCTTTTTATTTGGAGAAGTGGCGGAATTGGTAGACGCACCACTCAATAATAGGAATGCCAACCTTAGATGTGGTGAGCTTGGCAACTCATCCCGGTTCGACTCCGGGTTTCTCCACGAATCATTAATTTTTAATTAGTTGAGATATGGTACAAGAATTAGTAACAATTCAGCAGAAGCTGAAAGCCCCTAAAGGGCAGTACAACAATTTTGGGAAATATAAGTACCGGAGTTGTGAGGATATTCTGGAGAGTGTAAAACCCATTCTGACAGAGTGTGAGTGTTCATTGGTGATAACGGATGATGTGGTGCAGGTTGGTAATCGTATCTACATCAAAGCAACGGCAACCCTTACCAACAGTAAGGGAGAACAAGTTCAGACATCGGCGATGGCTCGTGAGGATGAGATATTAAAAGGCATGGCATCTTCACAGGTTACTGGAGCGTGTAGTTCTTATGCAAGAAAGTATGCGTTGAATGGATTATTCTGTATTGATGACACAAAGGACCCAGATGCTACCAACAAGCATGGTAAGGATGAGAAGCAGGAAGATGAAGAGAGCTTAAACCTTGCATTGGAGTTGATTCGAAATGCGAAAACCACGGCAGACCTCACGCAGATATATAATGAGTGTGAGGGATTCAGAGGAAACAGCAAGTTTATGAATGCGTTGAGTATGCGAAGAAAGGAGATCGAAAGGAGATGAAGTTAAGAGAAAGCCCGGTAGTGTTTGACCAAGAAAAACATACCTACCGTCTGGAGGATATTTTGTTGGAGGGTGTAACTACCCTCCTACGCAATCAGCTTTTCCAGAACAAGTATGATGATATACCAAAGGAAATTCTGGAAAAAGCGGCAAAAAGGGGAACGCTGATACATGAGCAATGTGAGCTGGTGGATGCGTTAGGTATTGATCCGGTGATTCTGGAAGCGAAGAATTATAAACTCCTGAAAGAAGAGCATGGGTTGAAGCCAATAGCGAATGAATATCTCATTTCAGATGAGCTTGCTTTTGCAAGTAGTGTGGATGTCATATTTGACGGTGAATCAGAAAATGATGATGAGGTATATCTTGCTGATATAAAAACCACGGCAAAGCTTGATATTGATTGGCTGAGTTGGCAGTTGAGTATCTATGCCTATATGTTTGAGATGCAAAACCCTCATCTGAGAGTTAAGAAGTTATATGCTATCTGGCTGAGGAATGAAGTGAAAGAATTGAAAGAGGTTCAGAGAATCGACAATGATACGATACAGAAGTTGTTTGATTGTGAGATGAAGGGTGAACCATTTATATCTTCTGAAATTCCTTTGCCAGATAGCAGGCAAATAATCCCTGTAGAAGTATTTGAAAGAGCTCAGACTATTATCTCATTAGATGGGAAGATAAAACAGCTCACAGAGGAAAAGAAACGTATCTCCGAAGAATTGTATCAATACATGGAAGAAACCGGAGAATCAAAGTGTGAGCATGAGTTGTTTATCGTATCACGGGTGATGCCCACCACAAAGAAGTCGCTCGATACGAAGGGGCTGGAGAAATGTGAGCCGGCAATTTATAAGATGTATTTGAAGGAGACAGCAGTAAAAGGTAGTATAAGAGTAACACCAAGGAAATAATGGCAGAGGAAGCGATACTAACAAAGCATGATGGTGAAGTGAAGATGTCAAAGGACTTTGATTATCTATGTTCTAAGCTCAGAAATGGCAGATATAAGTTGAGTATCGTTCGTTGTTCAGAGAAAAGAACAATAAGCCAGAATGATTTGATGTGGATGTGGTTCGGATGTATTGAGGATGAGACAGGTACACCGAAGAATGATATCTACCTGTATTATTGTAAGAAGTTCCTGAGCCGTTTGGCTCTCGTTCATGGTGAGGAGGTGATGATATATGATACTTCTTCCAAGCTGAATACCAAACAGATGTCGGACTTCATGACGAAGATTCAAGTAGATGCAGTGATGGAACTCGGTATTAATCTACCCCTACCGATTGATCGGTTCTATGAAAGTTTCGTGGGAGAATATGGAAGAAGATGAGCGGGCCGTTTGGTTCGCTCTTTTTATTAATTAATAATTATTTAAGATGGAAATTCAAAAAGTGAAAATCACGAAGGATAACACCTGTATGGTAGTGTATTCTAATGCTGATGGTGATGTGATAACGCATCAGGGAGGAAATATCATTCACAAGGATTTGAGAGAAGCGATGAATGCGCTGATACCTCACCTTGCAGTATTGACAGAACAGAGAGAAGCGTATAACAGTACGTTGTCAGAGGTAAGAGCGAAGGATGATCTTCCGGTGAAATTATCTGTTCAGGGTGTCAGTATCTCCGGAGATAGCATAAATAATGGAATCCAGATCACCGGCTGCCGGATGTTGTTAACAGGCAAGGTTCTGAACCTGAATAGCCCTACTGCTATGCTTGATGGAGAGACGGATAAGTATGAATATGCCGATGCCCTTTATCAATTGATAGAGAATATCAAATTTGAAGTCCGGCAATATATTGAGCAAAAGAAATGGGCAATCAAACAGGGAGAATTATTTGAAGATGGAGACGGTACACCGTTTGATGGTTCTGTTGAAACTCTGACAGGTGGTGTTGATATTCCACAAGCGGATATCGCAATCAGTGAAGCTCCGCAGCCGGAGAAGGAAGTGAAGAAGATGAAGAAAACCAAAAAAACTAAGAGCGCAGCGTAAGATGTTAGGTCCTTTAAAGATTGTACTCACTCCGAATTGCTATAAGGTTTCATTCGACTTTCACCCTATGATGTTGAAGTGTGTGAAGAGGATACCAAGTGCCGAATGGAACATGGATGGTAAGTTCTGGAAGGTAAGCACTGATGATTACAATTATCTAAAAGTGATGGCTGATTGGGCAGTTCAAAATCGATATTGTGGAGGTGTCAAGGCTTACAAAGAGGAACAGCCTGTACAGGACTATACACTCCCTCCCATGCCACAATTACAGGTTGAACATGGTTTAAAAGTTGAACCCTATGATTACCAGAAGGAAGGAATTGCGTATGCTCTCATTCATAAGCGTTGTTTCTTCGGTGATGAGCCAGGATTGGGCAAAACGATGCAGGCAATAGGCACGGTCTCGATAGCGAAAGCATGGCCGTGCCTTATTGTTTGCCCTTCAGGATTGAAACTAAATTGGCAAAGGGAATTTATGAAGTTCGCAGGTATTCAAGCGGTGATCTTGGATGATAAGAACCGGCAGACCTGGCAGTCATTTTGGGAGATGAAGAATCAGCAAGGGCAACCAATGTGTAAAGTCTTCATCACAAATTATGAGAGCCTGAAAAAGTTCTTTGTGTCTGGTGTCAAAGAATCCAGTCGATTCACCCTGAAAAGTATTTGCTTTGATTCCCGCGTAGATTTGTTCCGGTCCGTAATAGTTGATGAGAGCCAGAAATGTAAGTCCAGCAAAACACAGCAAAGTAAGTTTGTCGAAGGGATATGTAAAGGGAAAGAATGGATATTTCTACTTACAGGTACTCCAGTAGTAAATAACAATACCGATCTCATTCAGCAGTTGAAGATATTGGATCGTTTAGATGATTTTGGAGGTTATAAGTATTTCACGGAAAGGTATTGTTCCGGAATCAGTAAATCAAGCAACTCAAAGGAACTGAATTGGAAATTAAGAAAGGCTTGTTTCTTCCGTAGATTGAAGAAGGATGTGCTCACTCAGCTACCGGATAAAACCAGAATGTATATTACAGTAGACATCACGAATAGAGATGAATACAATGTTGCTGAACGCAATCTGATTGAGTATCTACGTAAGTATAAGAAAGCCGATGATGAAAAGATTCAGAAGGCAATGAGAGGTCAAGTAATGGTACAGATGTCCATTTTGAAACAAGTTGCTGCCCGTGGAAAGATAAAAGAAGCTATTGAGTTGATTAATGATACGGTAGATGGTGGAAGTAAGTTGATTGTATTCGGGTTCCTGAAGGATGTAATAGGCAAATTGTATGAAGCGTTTCCGGATGCGGTTACTGTCACAGGGAAAGATAATGATGTGCAAAAGCAAAGATCAGTAGATGCATTCCAGACGGATGAGAAAACGAAAATCATTTTGCTTAACTACAAGTCTGGTGGTACAGGTCTGACGCTAACAGCCAGTTCAGATGTATTGTTTATCGAGTTCCCGTGGACGTATGCAGATTGTTGCCAGGCGGAAGACAGAGCACATCGTAATGGGCAAAAGAATGCGGTTCTCTGCCGTTATCTGTTGGGAAAAGGAACGATTGATGAATATATGTATCAAGTCATTCAAACAAAGAAGGAGATCAGCAATGATGTAACAGGAACGGATGATGTTGTGGAGGAATCAACAATAAGTAAGGAAGAGCAGATGTTAAACCTCGCTATGGATATGTTCAAGGATAAAATTTAGGAAGGGGATAATGATGAAACTAAGGTTGAATAGAGACAAGGCCCTATTAACTCCAGTTATTGGGGTATTCTGGGAAAATAAAAACAGAAATGGTGGATATCGATTGAGTGTATCTATCATATTTCTGTGTTTTGAAATCGAATTATTAATGTTCTAAATAAAAAGTGCTATGAGTAAACAAAACCCATTGAAAGAAGCTATCCAGTCTTATCTGGATAATCAGGCTAAAAAGGATGAATTATTTGCAAAATCTTATGCGAAGGAAGGTAAGAATATAGATGAATGTTGTTCCTATATTATGGGAGAAGCTAAGAAGAGAGGTAATGCCGTATGTATGTCCGATGAAGAAGTGTTCGGATTGGTTATCCATTATTATGATGAAGATGACATCAAGGTAAACAAGATCTCAGCTAACGTTAAAACCTCAGTTTCTACTCCAGTAGCCAAGCCAATTAAACTTACCGAAGAAGACAAGAAGAAAGCCCGTGAAGCTGCTATAAAACGTCTGACTGAAGAACAATATGCTTTACTCAGAAAAAAGTCGTCACGGGCCAAGAAAGAAGTACCCGAAGATCAACAAATGAGTTTATTCTAATACCATGGAACCAAAGACTAAATTACAGAAACAGGTGGTAGTGCTTCATTCTAAACTTCCAGTCATTACCGATTATCAAAAGAAATGGGCCGAAAAGGTTTGTTTCACTTTGGAAGGTTTCTACAGAGCTAAAAAGATATGGTGCACCGAGTGCGGAAACGTCTTTGAAGCCAAAGAATCGTACTTATCATATTCCTTATTAGGAACGCATTGTCCATGTTGTGGTAAGCACTTAAAGGTAACAAGTTGCCGGAAACTTAAATATTCACCTCAGCCTCAATATTTCACTATCATCACTACAATCCAAGGTTTCCAAGTACTAAGGCATTATGTTATTTCCAAGTCCTGTCGCGTTGGTCAACCTGCCGAATTGAAGATCAATGAAGCTGTTCAGAACTGGATATCTCCAAAAGGTATTGAAGTAATCATGTCCAGATCATCCAGCTATTGTTATGGAGCTTATGACCATTGGTATTGGAGTTCAGACATGGAAATACGGTCAGATTGTGGCATAAAAGATAAATACCACATTTGGGCCAGTTATATCAAAACCCTTCGTTTGCTTCCAAAACTGAAATACGCAGGAATTGATGATAATTATCATGGCATAATTCCTGATATTCTATTCAAGATGCTTCTACGATATCCATTTGTAGAAACGTTAATCAAACAGGGAGAAAAGGAATTATTGGAATATATGGAGTATAATATAACTCAGGTAGGAAAGTATTGGCCAGCGATAAAGATAGCAAAACGGCATGGTTTCAAGGTTAGCAAAAGAATTGATCTGAGAATGTATTTTGATTATCTGGAAATGTCTGACGCCATTGGAAGAGACCTCCGTTCACCTAAATATTTATGCCCCGCAAATTTAAAGAAGGCCCATGATGAGGTGATGAAGATTAAGATAAAGTTAGATGCTAAGATTGCAGCAGAAAAGAAGTTGCAACAGGCCTTAAAGGATGAGAAACTATACCAGAAGTTGAAAGGTAAGTTTCTGGATATCGCTTTTGGTGATGATCTTATACGGATCTGTGTTCTGCCCAGTGTCATGGATTTCTTGAAAGAAGGTATGGAAATGCACCATTGCGTTTTTGCTAACAAGTATTACAGAAAAGAGGATTCTTTAGTCATGTCGGCACGCATCGGTGACAAACGCATTGAAACTATAGAAATCAATCTGAGAACACTTGATATCGTACAGTCTCGTGGAGTATGTAATAATGTTACCGAATACCATGATAGGATTATCGGACTGGTGAAAAAGAACATCGGTTTAATCCGCAAAAAGATAGCATCATAATTAACAAAAAAAGAACTATTAAAATCACTTTAGCCTTGAAAGGATAACTCCGACTACAGTTGCTATAGCTCCAATAATAGCTGCTATATAGGATGCTCTTTCAAGTTTACTTTTTGTATTTGATTTAAAATTTATAAGGCTATTTGATGTGTTGAAAAAGTCAGAAGATTTGGTAGTTGTTTTCTTCTCAGCAAAATGCAAATGAGTTTTACATTGCGAAATTATTGGTCCGGCTTCATTAAATAATGAAGTCAATTTCGGTGAAGTAGTTTTAATACCATTTTTTTTTAATTGATGAATTTCGCAATTAATTTTATTGATGATTGGACCTATTTTATTATAAGTTGAGTCTACTTCAGGATCAATAACCAATGATAAATCCTTCTTAATGTCATTGAGGTTCTGAAATACAGAGTAAGTGTAAGTGCTAGAATATCCTCCGTTTCGAAGATTATCCATTAGTAAACTTATTGATGAAATGAGCTTGTCATAATTACCTTTATTCTTCATACTTAAAACAATAGATCATTTGCAATATTGCAAATGAAATTCAAAAATAACAATAAAAAATAATATGGCAAAAATTTATGTAGCAAGTAGCTGGAGAAATGTATTTCAACAGGACGTTGTAAATATTCTCCGTGATTTAGGACATGAGGTCTATGACTTTAAAAATCCCCCTCATGGCAATGGTGGTTTCAAATGGTCTGATATAGATCCTAATTGGCAGTACTGGACAACAGCGCAATATAGAGAAGCCCTCAATCATCCGATTGCACAAAAAGGATTTGATTCAGATTTCAACGGTATGCAGTGGGCTGATGTCTGCGTTATGGTTCTTCCTTGTGGTCGGTCTGCTAACACAGAAGCCGGATGGATGAAAGGTGCAGGTAAAAGGGTGATGGTTTACTCCCCGAAAAAGGAAGAACCTGAACTTATGTATAAGATATACGACTTCATAAGTGACAGTATGTTCAGAATCAATGATGAGATAAATAGAGTATAACTGAATAGATATGAAGAAAATACTACTAGTTCTTGCTGCCGCCTCACTGGTAGGCTGCACTACACAGAAAGTAGCACATGCGACTTTCAAGAGAGAGTATAAAGAGAACCGCTTTACGAAACAATTTCAGCAGGCAGATTCAGTGTTTAACGAAAAATGCAAAGGATATGGGATGTGATTGTTGCCCTAAGTCTAATTACGGACAAGAAAAATGCTCTGCCAATAGAGCTTATAGGGAAAGTTTCTGCGGTGTATTGCTTGATAACGAGCGGGAGAAATGGGAAGAAATGTCTCCTCATCGAAAAAAGGCTATCGCCAAGCGTAGAAAGAAGAACAAAAACAAAAAAACTCACAGGAGATAATCCTCAAAACTATAAAGAAATGAAGCTAAAAGACATAGTAAGCCAATTGGCTAATCGAATAAACCAACCTCATGTAATAGAGTGCTATTTACGGAAAGTATATGCGAAAGGTTACGAAAATGGGAGAAAAGAATCCCCATGGCATGAAGTCAGTGAGGAGCCGAAGAAAGGTGAGCATATATGCGTGCAAGTTGGTAGCGGGAACTTAACATCATGGTTTGCTACATCTAATATCAGAAAGGATTTTGAAGACTATAATGTTATCAGATGGGCGTATGTTTCTGATTTAATCAAAACAATAAGATATGAATGAAGATAATGAAAAACAAGTATGTAGCAAATGCGGTGGTAGACTTGCACTTGTCACGGGTACTTTCTTCTACAGCCCTCATGCTGAACCTTATGAATCAGGTATCCTTGAAAAGTCCATTGTTACGGAAAGTGAAGTTTGGATCGGTGCTTTTAAGTGTGATAAATGCGGGAATATCCAAGACTTTTTTATAGAGTAATTTATCTAATGATATGCAAATATGAAGCCTCAGACAGAAAGTCAGATTCAGAAAGATTGTGTAAAGTGGTTTAGGGAGAAGTATCCTACCATTGAACCACTTTTTTTTGCTGTGCCCAATGGTGGTGCAAGAAATGCCTGGACCGCAAAGATCATGAAGGACGAAGGTGTTAGAAAAGGAGTTGCAGATTTGATCTTGCTTTTGCCCAGATCAGGATATGCATTCTTATGTATTGAAATGAAGAAGCCAGGCGGAGAACAGAGTGAGAGCCAGATCGTCTTTCAGAGATTAGTTGAGAAGGTAAAAGGAAAGTATGTTGTCTGTCATTCGATGGAGGAGTTTGTAAAAGCCATTAGAGAGTATATAGGATGAGTTATATTGACTTGATAAACCAGTTCTGGCGGATGAATAGGATTGAGCCGTTCACTCCTACAGAGGTGTGTTTATATTTCTATTTATTAAGTCAATGGAATAACAAGGAAAGAAATAATATCGTAGAAATTAAGACAAGAGATATTGAGAGGGAAATAAACATCACGAAAAAAACAATTTGTGTGACCAGAAAGAAATTAAGAGATCGCGGCCTGATCGATTTCAAGGAAGGAGAAAGAAGATCTTCTGCCCCTGTTTACCAGATATTATATAATGTCGAGGTAGGCAGTCCGATGAGAACAGCAGAGCCACAAGCAGAAACGGTAATACCGGAGGATATCGAAGTAGATGAGATACCGGCACCTTCTCCGGAACCTACCCCGGTGTTTGAAGAACAGAAGCCGGATCAGAAGCCACCCAAGAGAAAGAAGATTGAGAAGCCTTTAGATGAGCTGTTCAAGGTGGCAAAACCAGAGAAGAGAAAGAAAAAAGAGTTTGTCCCTCCTACCTTACAAGAGGTAGAAGATTTCTATTCTGGACTTGGAGTAGTAGATGCAGAGGAGAAGGCACAACAATTCTATTTTCATTATGATAGTCTGGGATGGCATACGGCTTCGGGAGCCGTGATCTGGCGTTGGGACTCATTAGCAAACAAATGGTTATTGAACGATAAACAAAAGGAGAAACAGTATGAAAGCAATCGGAGCTGTAGCAAAAAGAGCGGTGAAGGAGATGGTTACAAGGAATCGCTCAATGAACGCTTTGCAGAGAGCGAGCGTAAGTTCTGGGAGAAGAACGGAGATCATTAAGTCCTTCGGTGGTCCGACAGAATTCGCCACGAGATTCAACCCTACCATTCAATGGAGGTTACGAGAGTGTGCTGCTGATTATGTCTCATGTAGTCAAATGAATTACCCTACGATGTGGGAGGTTCGTGAAGTGTATGGCATTGAAGTCTTGAGAGATTGGGTAGCGGTAATGATTGAGGATTTGAATGATTTTTGCAATGTAAGGGACAAGATGAAGTCAACGCAGAAGGATGAAGCGGCACATATTATCAGTTGCGAGTATGGCCATCTGAATATCGCGGAGGTTGCATTGTTCTTCCTGAAAGTAAAGTCAGGAACCTTCGGAGAGTTCTATGGAATCCTCGATACTGTCCGCTTGATGTCGATTATGAAGAAGTTCATGGCGGAACGTATGAAAGCATTAGCATCCTATTATGACAGGAAGGAAAAGGAAGATGCAGAGAGGGAGAGAGTGAAAAGGGAAGCCGAAGCAGTCCCACCCGAGATAGCCCGTCAGTGGATTAAGGAAGGGAAATTCTCTGAGACATTAAGTTTATTCTTGGGTGGGTCCCGATAGATTAATTAAGAGGTTGATTGTGTTATGAGAGCAAACGGATAGATGTGTATAAGCGTCTTTCTGTTTGCTCTTTATTGTTGTTTGCGTGCATTTGCAAAAAGATAAGAGAATGGAGATTTATACAAGTTATTTCGGAAAGCTTAAGCGATTACAGGAAAGTAATATTCTTCCAGTATCGATTAGTATTATCACTCCCCGTTGGTTTGGCGGGCGTACCTATGTAGAGTTAGCCCCCAGAAGAGGTATGTTAGGGCTTAGTTCAGATGAGTACCGTAAGGAATTCAGCAAGATATTGAAAATGAATTCTCCGATGAAGGTATACAAGGATTTGGAGATCATGGTAAGGAATGATAGAAAGGTAGCTATTGCTTTATTATGTTATGAGAGTCCGGAGAAATTCTGCCACCGTCATCTGGTAGCGGAGTGGTTCATGGAGAAGTTAGGAATTGAAGTGAGAGAGTTTGATTATGTGCCTAAGATCGAGGCGCCAGTACCAGAACAATTAAATTTATTCTAAATGAGTATGAAGAAGGTTGATGAAGATTTCAATGTAGAGATCAAAGAGTTACCAATTGATTTATTGGTGGAGAACAAAGGGCAGATTCCCGGAGTGCCGAAGAATCCGAGGAAGATATCAAAGCGTAGGTTTGAGGAGTTGAAGATGAGTATTGAGCGTTCCCCAGAGATGAGAAAGCTCAGCGAAGTAAAGGTATACCCTTTCAATGGAAAGTATGTAGTTCTGGGAGGGAATCAGCGTAAGAAGGCTTACAAGGAACTGGGATATAAAACAGTCTTATGTAAAGTTCTTCCGGAAGACACTCCCCCGGAGAAGCTCAGAGAATATATCATTCAGGATAATAATGCCTTTGGTGAGAATGATTTAGATATCCTTGCAGAGAATTGGAAGGCTGATGAGCTTACCGAATGGTGTATCGGTCTGGAGATTTATGAGAAAAAGCCGGAGCCGGATGAAGTAAAGGGAGATATACCATTCACAGAAGTATTGAATGAAGAGCATAATTATCTGGTATTGTATTTCGATAACGAGGTAGATTGGTTACAGGCAAAAACCTTGTTTGGTTTAAAGTCCGTGAAGTGTCTTTCTACCCGTTCAGATGGTAGCATCCCAAAAGGAAGAGAAAAATATTCAGTCGGCCGGGTATTGAATGGGCCTAATGCAATCAATGAGATTCTTAATCATAAAGAGAAAGGGACAACATGATAGAATCTGGAGGAATAGCAATAGTGCTTATATGTGCGATACCGGTAGTAGCGATCATTTGTGCTACAGTGACGAGAATATTTGAATTAAAGTATGGAGAAAAGGAAGAAAGAGATGAAGATATCAGTTAATGCACCCAGTTATAAAAGAGCGAATGAAGTTCTTACGTTGGCTTATCTCCCATTCTGTAAAGTTTGGGTAGATGAAGGAGAAGAGGATGAGTATAGAGAGCATTATCCGGATGCAGAGATCATCTCATGTCCGAAAGGTATTCAGGGAAATGTTGCGAGGGTAAGGAATTACATCTTACGTCAGGAGATGGCAGCCGGTTATGATGTGGTTTGTATTGTTGATGATGATCTCTACCGTCTGGAGAGATATGTTAAGCAAGAAGGAAGCCAATTTGGATACATAAAAGAGAAGATAGAGACAGATGATTTCCTGATGTTCATAGAAAAGTATTCAATCATTGCAGAGGATATCGGGGCAAAGTTCTGGGGAGTGAATATAAACACTGATCCAATGGCATACCGTCATGCATCCCCATTCTCTACCGTCTCCCCTGTATTGGGTCCTTTCCAGTGTTTCATGAAAGGGAACAGGTGTTTCTACGATGAAGCCCTTCCATTGAAGGAAGATTATGATATGACGCTCCAGCAATTAAATCTGGAGAGAGTCATATTGAGATTGAACGCTTACCATTATGTATGCAAGCAGTCTGTGAATGAAGGAGGATGCGCATCATACCGAAACAGGGAGCGGGAGAAACAACAGATAGAAGCTCTACGCCAAAAGTGGGGTTCTGATATTGTAAAGATGGATACAACGAATAAAGGTCGTTCAAAGAAAAAGAAGTTGGAGGATTACAACCCTATTATCCATATACCGATCAAAGGGATTTAAGGGGCTCAGGATGATTTCTATTCATTATGTGATAAATGATAAGGTTGGAGGATGAAGACATGAAGAAAGAGAAAGGAAACGGAAATTTAAAGCCATTTGAAAAAGGTAAAGTAAGCCGAGATCAAGCGGTGGAGGCTGGAAGGAAGGGAGGGCTTGCATCAGTAGAGGCCAAGAAGAAGAAAAAGAAGTTGAGGGAGCTATGTGAGATATTCGGTGAGTTACCGGTATATTCTGATAAGGCAAAGAAGCTGATGGAAGAGATGGGTGTCTCAGAGGAGGACATGACTAATAAGATGGCAGCAGTTATCGGTGTATTCAAGAAAGCTGCAGCCGGAGATGTCCAGGCATTCAACGCTATCCGTGATATCACTGGAGAGAAGCCAAAGGATGAGGTTGATTCAAAGGTGGCCACAAACGTGACTGTGAATTATGTGAAGTCAGGAGCAAAGTTTGCGAGTTCAGAAGATGAAGTAAATGATGAGCGAAAATGAATTGTTTGAGGTGTCCGACCTTTTCATGGCGAATAAAGAAACCGAAGAACGTACGGTAGTCAATCAGGGAGGAACATCCTCAGGCAAGACGTATTCTATCATGCAGCTTCTTTTTGAGATGGCAATGAATGAGCCTGACCTTGTGGTTACGATTGTAGGTCAGGACATACCCAACTTGAAGAAGGGTGCATATCGTGATGCAAAGACTATCCTAAACCAGTCTCCTATTCTACAGGTTTGGTTCCCGTATATCAATGAGAGCGAAAGGGTGATTCGGTGTATCAATGGTTCTGTATTGGAATTTACTTCATTCAAGGATGAACAGGATGCGAAGTCCGGTAAGCGTGATGTATTATTCATAAACGAGTGTGATGGTATTGCATACGGTATCTATTGGCAGCTTGATATGCGTACTCGCCGAAAGGTTTTTCTGGATTATAACCCGTCTGCTCGATTCTGGGTTCATGACAATGTGATAGGGAGAAAGAATGTGAAGCTGATCATATCTGATCACCGTTGTAACCCTTTCCTTTCTAAAGAAGAGCATGAGAAGATAGAGAAGATCGAGGATTATGAGCTTTGGAAAGTATATGCCCGTGGAAAGACTGGAAAGTTGAAAGGTTTGATCTTCCCTGAATTCCGGATCGTAGATCGAATGCCGGAGGTATTGGAGTGTAAGGGTAATTGGTATGGGTTAGACTTTGGTTATACCAATGACCCTACAGCATTAGAGAATATGAGGCTTGCTCATGGTGAGCTATGGGTTGATGAGCTATTGTTTGAGGCGGGATATGATAACCCGATGATTGCGCGAGTAATGAAGACCAACGGAATAATGCGGCGAGATGTGGTGATAGCAGATTGTGCCGAACCGAAGAGTATTTCAGAGATAAATAGTTTTGGATTTAATGTACGACCTTCATCTAAAGGACCAGACAGCATAAAGAATGGCATCCAGATTCTACAGAGGTATAAGATCAATGTTACCCGAAGAAGTACAGGAATTATCCAAGAGATGAAAAGATATAAATGGAAGGTTGATAAGAATGGGGTTATGCTGAATGTTCCAATCGAGGTTTGGAATCATGGAATCGATGCTATCCGCTATGTAAGTCTAAAGACCTTGAGTGCTCGTAGGGTTTCAAGTGGAGCGAAAGCTACCTATATGGAAGTTGATTGAGTTTACATAATGTCAGTTTTATATCATAAAATGAGAGTATACTATGAGTGAGGTATTGACAAAAAGAAAGATGATGAGTTTTGAGGAGTGGTTTAAGCTCCTATATCATGGGTATTTTGAACAGCCGTTTCAATTTGAACAATTGAGCAAGCCCGGATATGTAAGTGATAAGATAGTACCGAATGATCTGAATGATCTAACTTTCGGTCAGGTGGTAGAACTCCAAGGCATTCAGGAGGTGAATAGTATGTTCATAGTTCCTTTACGGGTGATTCTGGGAATGAGCACCGATGAAGTGATGCAGTCCAGTGCGACGGAGGTGGTCAGGTTCGCAGCATGGGCAGCCAGAGAGATGGAAAGAATAAACAAACTATTTGCATCAACGAATAGGAAGACCACCGATAAAGAGAGAAAGGCAGGTATTGAAAGCCTGAGATTCGGTATATTCGGGACAGTGGACTATTATGCTCAGCGTATGGGAATAAAAGATCATGAAGAGGTGATGTCTGTTCCCTGGATGAGAGTATATAAGTGTTTGCAGATTGATTCAGAGAAGGCTAAATATGAACTAAGATTGAGAAAAGTGTATGAAAGCGAAAACGGTAGAAAGTAAATTGAAGGAGATCGTAGAAAAGAAGTTCTCCGGGGTGTCGTATGTGTTCGATGATTGGAAAGCAATTGATCGCAAATTATCTAAGGTGTCATTGCCTGCAATTATTTGCGTTATGCCTATTTCTGGTGTGTTCACGTTCAACCATGGGCGTGTGAAGGATAAACCTAATTGCTATATTGTGTTCATGGATAAAGTGCCTAAAGATGCGGATGGTGATGAGAATGAGGTAATCTATTCATCTATGAAGGAGATGGCGAAGAAGTTTATTTCAGAAGTGAATAAATCAGGATACTTTGAAGCTGTCGAGGGCGATATTCCCTATGATGTAATCACAGAAAAGATGTCTGATATATTATCTGGTATAGGGGTTCCATTGTCGTTAAAGGAGTCGGCTTATAATTGCGTATGAGTAAGGAGAAACAGTTAGAGATAATCGGTGATGAGTTGGATTCGCTCATGCAGCGAGTTACAGCCAATCATATACGAGCCGGGCAAAAAGCATCAGGACGGACATTGCAGAGCATTAGAAAGCAAATATCAGATGCTGGTGGAGTGTTACTCGGTCGGGCTTATTTCGGAGTTCTGGAGACGGGTAGAAAGCCCGGTCCAGTGCCAGGTGGATTTCGTTTTGTGATACTGAAATGGATGAAGGATAAGGGAATCAGTGCCTCCCCTATTCCGTATGTCAGAGAGCCGAGCGCCAGATGGAAGCCGAAGTATACTCCACAGGAAAGAGGTGATCTGAGTTTGGCCGGAGCTATTGCATATCGTATCAGGAAGGAAGGTACAAGCTTGTACCGGAATGGAGGACGTGATGATATCTATTCAAATGAGATACCGAGGACGGTTGAGAACATACTTGATCGTATTATGACAGTATTCGCTAAAGATGTAGAATCAATAAATATAAATAGTATCAATGAGGAAGGAAGTGATTAACGGTACGACCGTAGAATATCCGGATGAAATATCTTTTTGTTTCAATCCGGTAGTAATAAATGTATCTGGATATACAGGATCAAGTATAGGGATGGCTGTAATAGATACACAGACAGGAAGTAGTCACACAGAAAAAAGAGAGATGTTTAGTTCTGGGTGTTTCTTTGATGCCTCGTTCTTTATGCAATCAGCTTTTGATTCAGTGGATTTTAAAGATGTGGATTATTCAGAAGCCAGTGCAAAAGATAGCAAAGTAGGAAAGCTATTTAAGGTTATATTGATTCTATATGCTTCGGATGGTTCTGATGATGGTAATTTCCAGTTTGAGACATTTGTTATTTGGGGGGCAATGAGGATCGGCGAAAGGTATAATGGTGAAAGAACATTAGTATGTTTCCGTAATCTGCCTTTTACGGTTGGCATGTATTCATCTGGTGAGGATGTCGCTAATGTCATTGTCAACGGAAAACAAACAGCATCCTATGAGTTATCAGAACAGAAAGTATGGAACATTGTACTTGAATTAGCAAAGGCAAATAGTGCAGTTATTGAGGTCCCTGGGAAAAAAGATGATTCAAGTGTATTCGACTATACGTTTGATTATACCTTCCATAAAGCTCTGAATGCTCCATCAAGGGTAAAATTGATATTAGATGATTGTACAGAGGGGATTTATCTCCGTTGGATAAATAGACATGGATTTTATTGCTATTGGCTTTTCAGAAAAGGAGATGAAAGTCAGCAAGTATCAGATGAAGGAGAGTTCATACGTAATAATATGACAGATTATAACTATGTGAATGGCTATCATGGAGGAAGTGGAAGACAACAGAGGAAGACAGGAAGTAATACTTTGAATATATGTGCTCCACTTGTGGATCGTGATACGTATGATTTCCTTTTTCAGCTCGCATTGTCTCCTGTCATTGATATGTATATGGGATTTGGCCCTGATGAGATAGACCGATGGATGGGTGTTAATGTGTCTGTTGGGACATACACGAAAACCCGTGCTGATCTACAAGATTTTATAGCCGCTATTATTTTACCTGAAACAAGAGTACAAAACTTATGAGAAACGATTTATTATTTATTGATGGTGAACTGGTGGATCTGGATGATAGTACCAAGATCACATTGAACTATAAGAGTAATCTCTTTACTGATCTGAGTAAGATTGTGAGTAATAACAGCTATACAATCAAGTTACCAAAGACGGTGAGGAACCAACGGATTATTAAGCATTCGGATTTGCCGGCATGTATTACGGATTATCCGAGAAAGTTCCATTCGGCAAGGTATTTCAGGAATGGGATTGAGATTATACCGAATGGAAAGGCCGTGTTTATGTCTGGATCAGATTCTTTTGAAATAGCTCTAACATGGGGTAATATTAGTTTGCTGTCTGGTATTGTCGAGGACGATAAGACCTTGAATGATTTGAAAGATAGTTATCCTGAATATTATATTATCTGGAAAAGAGAGATCAGTAATTATCAAGATTCAGCAAATTTTATCATATCTGATATGAACATGGGTATTAGGAACTATGATACAAAGAATTATATTCATCCATGTGTCCGGGCGAGTTGGATATTGGAAAGGATATCCCGGGATAGCGGTATCAATTTCTTATTTCCGGCAAATATCATAGATAATCTTATTAGCAAGCTCCTTGTTCCGATGTTGACCAAGAAAGGAAAGGGAGAAGATGATAATAATCAGTTTGGAATTAGTTATGAGTATGACAATGGAACACGACCAAATCATAATTATGGCTATGTTTTGAGCGCTTTAGCATCAACTTACAAGAAAACTGATTATTTGGAAACAGTTGGCCTTTATAAAAACAAATATGAGGGAATGAAAATATTGAAGAATAATACAAAGATTCATATTAGAGGGAGAATGTTCTTTGACTTTACAGGTTCTACAATGCCCAATCCGAGGTTTGTTGCATACAAAGTTGTAGATGGAGCTGCGGAAGAGGTCTTCTCTGTTAGTTATATCGATTTGGAGAATAAAGGTAGCCAAACTTGGTTTGTTTCTTTTGAGTATGATGATTATACTACAGTATTATCTGCTGGTGATGTGATCTACTTCTCTTTCGCCGATACCGGATTCTTTACGAATAATTGGGGAATTACGACTTTTGTTGTTGGATTATTGGCGTTTACAGAAGAAACTTCAGTTTTTGAAGATGGTGTGAGTGATGGCTATTTCCCGATTATATCTAATTTACCAAGCGTAAAACAAATTGATTTCCTGAAGGCTCTTGCTTCCATGTCGGGTACATTCGCAGTAGTCAAAGATAAGGCTACAATACAGTTCGTATCAATGGATGAAGTAATCAGTAATAAGTCAAAGGCTCTGAATTGGACAAGGAAGGTCATTGCTTCATATCCGGAAAACAAGCCTAAAACAATCTCATTCTCCCTTGATGGTTTTGCTCAGAAGAATATGTATAAATGGAAAGAAGATGATTCCGTATCAGGAAGCTATGACGGTTATATCTATGTGGATGATGAGACTATTGAAGTCAGCAAAGATAGTGTAACTCTTCCTTTGGCAGCAACTGAAATGAGAGTTGATAAAGCATATATTCCACTCTATGAATATGGAGATAATGACGAAGTTGGAAAATTGGGAAAAGTTGAACCCCGCATATTATTGGAAATGAATAATAATGGCAAGTCAAAAGCAACGTTTAATGGTTTGGGATGGTCTACCTTATTGGATCGAAATTATCAATCATATAAAAAGGTGGTCCGTAATCCGGTTATCATTACCGAAAGAATTAGTATCAGTGATATTGATTTGAAAGAGTTGGATGTTAAGGTTCCGGTTTATCTGGGACAATATGGTAGGTATTATGCCCTGATCTCGGTAAAGTCTGAGGATACGGGAGTGTGTGAATGTAAATTGTTGCAGTTGGAGGTATAGTATGGCAAATAATGAAGATGAAAGAATATTGAGTATCAAAGTCAAGTATCAGGATGCGATTAATGGGATTCTGGAATATCAGAATAAACTTCAAGCATTAAAGAAAGAACAAGAAAAGTGGAAAAATGAGGTTGTTGATGGGACGAAAAACTTTAATGAATATAATGCTGCTATGGCAGACATTAAGATTCAAATGGCAGAAGCTAAAGACGGAATACGAGTATTAGAGAAGGAAGCAAGGAACAATCTTAAAACGCAGCAAGAAAATGAGGGTTCTTTGAAATCATTGAGAGCCGAACTGTCTAACTCAACAAAGGCTTATGATGAGATGAGCCGAACCGAAAGAGAAGGTGCAAAGGGAAAAGAATTACAAGATCATATTAATGCTGTTACTAATGAGCTGAATGAAGCCGAACAAAAGACTCAGAGATTTTATCGTAATGTAGGGCGTTATGAAGATTCAGTAAAAGATGCATTAATATCTTTGCAAAAGCAGATTCAAGAAGCGGATAAAGAATATAATAAGCTGGTAAAGACAGAAGGTGAACATGCGAAATCCACGAAGAAGGCAAAAAAGCATCTGGATGAGCTACAGCTTTCTTTGAAGTTTGCAGAGGAAGAATCAGGCAATTTGAATAGTTCAGTATTGGGGTTTGTCACTGCTGGTAATCCGTGGGCCATGACAGCGGTAAATATGGTAAAACAGCTTGGTAGTGTTCGTAATGGTTTTGTTTTGGTAAAAACAGGAGCTCAGATGTTAGGGAAACAGTTTGTCGCCCTGATGGCCAATCCTATTGTTGCGTTTCTGGCTTTGATCGCTACAGGTATATCTATTCTGGTGAAGGGAATAAAAGGCAGTGAGGATAATATGAATCGCTGGAGGGTTGCAATGGCTCCTTTGGGGGTGGCTTTGGATTTCATATCAAACCTTATCACGGGATTAGCTTCTGGCATACTTACTGTTATAGAAACTGGAGGAAAGCTGCTCGGATGGATCGGAAAAATGTGTGAGAGTATTCCGATTCTGGGTGAGGCGTTCCAGGAACAGAATCAGAAAATTCAGGAAAGAGTTGAGTTGCAGAAATCTCAGATTGAATATGAGCAAAAGACACGTGCTGAAGTAGTGAAAAGCGCAGAGAGGGAGAAAGCGATATCCGAATTGAGGGCGAAGGTAACGGATAAGGAGAAGTATTCAGCAAAGGAAAGAAAAGGCGCATTAGAGGAGGCTATCAAGTTGGAAAGAGAACAAGCGGATGAAAAGAAGCAACTTGCAGAATTGAATCTGAAGAATCTGGAGCTGGAGGCGTCACTTGCAGAAAATGATGCAGAGATGAATAATAAGCTGGCCGAAGCAAAAGCTGCTGTGATTCGTGCCGATATTGATTATAACAATAAGATTCGGGAAATGAATGCCCAAAGATCAGAATTAAATAATCAGATTGTTACCGAGGAAAAAACAAAAACGGATGCAGCAAAGAAAGCGGCTGAGGATGCAATAAAAATCCGGAAGGAAAAAGATGATAAAGAAATTGAAGCTATCCGGCAGGCAGAAGATGCCATGTTATCCCTCATTAAAGACGGCATAGAGAAGCAAAGGCGACAAATCATCCTATCATATAACAGAGAGATCGAGGACTTGAAAAAGAAGCTCAAAGAAGAAAAGAACCTCACTCAGAAAGCAAAGGATGCAATCAACCAAACGATAAAAGCCAAGGAACAAGAGAGGATCAATGAGTTGCAGAAGTTATCGGATGAAGAGGTACAGAAGAATATCGAGAAGGAAACAAAACGAATATCACTTCTTCTGGCTACTGTAAAGAAGGGATCAGAGGCTGAGTATCAGTTGAAGTTGCAGCAATTAATGAAACAAGAAGAGGCAGAACTTGCAGCAGCGAATTCTGAGATTGCATCAGTTGAAGAAAGAGAAGCTACTAAGTTGGCCATTCGCCAGAAGTATAATTTGCTCAATGATGAGTTGATGGAATCACACGACAATTCTGTGATCCAGAAACAGCAAAAAGTTTTGAAATTGGAATTTGAGACGAAGATTGCGGCCGCTGGAAATGATGAGGTACAAGTTCTCCAGTTGAAAATGGAACAGAAACGGGTAGAATTGGAATCTATACAGCAACTTGAAGGTGAAAGTATTCAGGAATTCAATCTCCGTAAATTACAGGCTCAAAATGAATATAATGATTCTAAACAATCACTCACCGATAAAGAGGTAGAGATTGAACAGACGAAGTATCAGGCAGTAGAAAGCATAGTTGGAGGATTAGGATCATTAACTGAAACGTTGGGTGAAAAGAATACTACTTTTGCCAAGCTATCAAAAGTTCTTGCTTTAGGAGAGATTGCTGTAAATACAGGAAAGGCTATTGCTGCAGGTGTGGCCCAGGCGCAAAGTGTTCCGTTCCCGGGTAATATGGCGGCTATTGCAACTACTATTGCAACGGTTCTGGCTAATATTGCAACGGCCACCAAGACCGTAAAAAGTGCAAAGTTCGCAAAAGGTGGTGATGTTGTCGGTCCTGGATCAGGAACGAGCGATTCTATTCCGGCAATGCTTTCCAATGGTGAAAGTGTTATGACGGCAGCGGCTACTTCGATGTTCTCCCCTATGTTATCAGCATTTAATCAGATGGGAGGAGGAATACCTATAAATGCAACTATATCCAATAACCAGACATTAGGTGAAGATATGCTCGCTAAGGCCGTAGCTAAGGGTATGGCAATGGCTCCTTCTCCTGTTTTGTCTGTGGAAGAATATACCACAGTATCCAATAGAGTTAAGTATCTTGAAAATCTTGGTAGTGTATGACGGTATTTGATTTGATAAAGGTGTATGAAGGGCCGATAAATGTGCTGAATGATGCAAATGTGAATCTTTCAGATGTTCGGTATATAAAGTTGTTCAATGAATATCTCCGTATGAAGAAAGAAGGTCATAAGCTGACATATATTGTAGCTTTCCTTGTAGATGAATATTCGGTTGGACAGGCTACAGTATACAGGATAATAGAAAAGTTTAGTAAGCCGGTGAAAGTGCTGTGATTCGTTTAATTGATGATTTAGAGGGGTATCCGATGGATATCCCTCTTTTTTTGCTATCACGCCATGATAGCCGTATAATGTACAAAAATTCGTTAGAGCTCTCGGTTGTCTCTAACTTTGTCCTAAAAGGTTAAGATATGGCAGTTCTAAAGATTTATAATGAAATTACCACAGAGGAAGATAAGCAGTTCTTGAAGTGGTGTATGGGTATGGATGGAGTTTGCTTTAAAGATATTGATGAGTTTCTTTCTGGGATGGATGAGAAAGACAACACAGTGGATATTCGTTTGCACTGTGATGGTGGTTCTGTTTCTGAGGGTTGGGCTATCTATGACAAGTTGCGTGCATCAGGGAAAGAGATTTCAGCTATAGCCGAGGGAAAGGTTGCATCAATGGCTACTATCATAATGATGGCAGCACCCAAAGAGCGGAGAAAGGCATATAAGAGTGCAAACATCTGTGTACATAATCCGTGGGTTCCCAGTTATGCTTTGGGTGATTCATTGACGGCAGAAGATTTAAGAAAGACTGCGGAAGGATTGCAGAAAGAACAAGATAAGATGCTCGACCTCTATGTGGAGAGATGCGAATGCAATCGGGATGAGATGCAAAGTCTGATGAATGAAGATAAGTTCATAGATACAGATCGAGCTAAAGCATTAGGTATCATTTCAGAGATAATAGCCCCAGCGTCAGCTAAGAAGGGCTCTAACAACAATAATTTTAATAATATGGCTAAAACAGGAAATGTTGAAGTGAAACAGAACTTATTAGATAAGCTTCTGGGAAAGTTAGGTTACTCAAAAATTGAGGACGTAGCTTTGGGTATGGATTTGAGTACAGCCGATGGCGGGACGCTGACGGTTGAAAGAGAGGAAGGTGAACCACAGGTTGGAGATGTGGCCAGTCCTGATGGTGAGCATGTAATGCCGGATGGTTCTATTATTGTGGTTGCTGATGGGAAGATAACGGAAATTAAGCCGGCTTCCAGTGGTGATGGTGAAGAAGGTGGATCGGATGAAGAAACAAGAATTACAGAATTGGAGACTGAGGTTGAGGAGTTAAAAACAGAAATAGATGAGCTGAAGGAAGAGCTTGAAGGCGCAAAAGCAAAAGCTAAGACCTCCTCAGATCTTGCAATTCTGAATGCTGTAAAGATGGTCGGAGGTGAAAAATGGCTCGCAAAGAATTGCAGCACATTCAAAGTGAAAGCCCGTACTGTATCCGGTGCAAATGCTCGTAAGGGAATAGAAGGAAGTTCGGAAGAGACTCCGATGGAGAGAGAGATTCGTGAGAGAAAAGAAGGAACGTATAACAAGAAAAAGTAATTTGACCTATGGCTAATTTTTTTGAGAACATCTCGGTGAACCCGAAAGATGTACAAGATTTGAAAGAATTGATTCCTCTTACCATCAATCAGGATGAGGAGTTCAATAAGTACACCACCTTGAAAAAGGTGAAGAATGGTGATCCGGTAGCTTTTATCGGAGATATGGATGATGTCGGTGTTGCTGGTGGAGGTTGTGATCCCGTATACCAGGAGGTTGGCATTGTGAATTCTCAGAAGCGCTGGGAGTTGGGTGATTGGAATATACCTATCAAAATCTGTTACGAGGCATTGAAAGGTACGATTGCCGAGTATACTTTGAAGACAGGCACAGAGATCGGTGATCTGACCTCTACAGAGTTTATGACCTACATCATCCGTCCGGCATTAGAAAAGCAGATGATGAGAATGATCTGGCGTTTTGGTTGGTTCGGTAACAAAGATGCAAAGCATATCACCGATGGAGGTGTCTTGACGGATGATGTAAAGAAAGAGCTCTTTACAACCTGTGATGGTTTGTTTAAGAGAATCTTTGCTCAATGTGCCGCTAATGCTAAGCAAATTACAACCATTGCCGCCAATGCTAAAACAACGTTCTCTGAACAGAAATCTGCTATGTTAGTCCAGGGCGTTGCAACTGGAATTGTCGATACTATGTTGATGGATGCTGATAGCCGTATCACTGCTGATTCAGGATCTATGATTATGATGACTAAGTACATGGCTGATGCTTTGCATTGGGATGTAAAGAAGACATACCATGAGCAAATGGAATGGAAAACCATTTTTGACGGTTTCGACGTTGCAAGGTATGATGGAGTGAACATTGCCCGTATTTCTATCTGGGACAGATTCATTGGGGCCTATGAGAACAGCGGTACAAAGTTGAATCTTCCCTATCGTATGGTATTTGGTAACATCAAGCAGTTCATGGTTGGTACAGATCAGGATGCATTGATCTCAGACCTCGATGTATGGTTTGAAAGAAAAGAGAGACGTAATTACATCTATGCGCAGGGTAAGATGGGGACTTCCTTGCTTGAAGATGATATGTTCCACGCAGCTTATTAATTGAATTATGGCAGGAATTTGTGAAAGCTTATTAAAGGCTGATATTATTGTAGATTGCGATAATATCGTAACAAAAGGCTTTGAGGAAGATGGGATTATCATCAACCGGAAGCATGTTGATTTCGCTAAGACCGTATTCGGTGATACGAAGAATGTGATTAAAACACTCGTCTTGAAAAGTGGTATGAAAGGTTATTCGGTTGCATGCCCGGGCGCTACTCCGTTCACTGGTACTAAAACCTCTTTGTCGAAAGGTACATACAAGAATAAATGGGATAGTGAACTTCCTATTGTTGTTCTTGATAATGGTCCGGAGGTTTGTGAGAATGTGATTGAAGGGCTGGCAGATGGTTCTTTTGTTGTAATCTTGAAAAACAAACATAAGGGAGTCGATGGAAAATCTGAGTATCAGGTCTATGGCTATTATCAGGGGCTATCTGCAGAAACTGGAGAAAATGATAAGTATTCAGAAGATACGGATGGTGGTTGGTTAATCACCCTGAAAGAAACCGGTTCTCCGAAGGCTGCAATGTTCTATTTCAATACGGATGCTTCAACTACAGCAACACAGCTTGAAACCTTGAAAATAGCTGTTGCAGCATGACGTATCAAGAGGCTTTACAGTTAGCCGATGAATTGAAAGCCCGGTTTGATGCCGGGTTTTCAACATCGGAAAAAGAGAGCATTGCAAAGCTCTATGTTGAGGTCTTACGTAAAGAGTTGAAAAGAACGAATTGCAATGATTGTTATCGAGATGCTTTGATAGAAGTGTGTAACTATTTAAAACGAGAAAAGAAGATGAAAGAAAAATGTGCATATAGTTTGTTGGCTGGAGTGATCCTACAAGATTTTGAAAGTGGGAAGATATATACCAATGCTAATCTGACGGATGAAGCTGCAGAAAGTTATTTAAAGAAGTTTCCGAAACAGATTCAGATGTTTGCCCAAAAGCCAGAAAATTGGGAGGAACGAATAGGTAAGACTATCCCCGAAGATTTGAATGAAGAACTTGTGTCTGAAATCGCCGAAAAGTTGAAAGAAGGTATCACCAAAAGGCAGATCAGAGAAGATTACAAGGGTTATTTATTGGGTGAAAAGAAGCTCACGAATAAGCTGTTAGAATCGTATTTGAAAGCAGCTTCGGAGAAAGTGGATGAGGTTGAAAGTGATGATGAAAAATCAGAGGAGTAATGTATGAACGTAAAAACAGCAAAAAAGCCAGAGAGCCGTGTAGGTGTTGGTTATTCCCAACAGTTCAAAATGCAGACGTATGGTGAGGATAATTTGTATCCGCAGAATCTTCTCGCCATTACATCTGCATCAGGAACAGCGAGGCTCTGTTTGAATAGGTATGCGAAATTCATTGAGGGGTTCGGGTTCAAGGATACAAACTTCTCTGAATATGTCTTGAATAAGAAAGGCGATACATCCGATACGATTCTACATAATTTCAGTGAAGATGTTGCAAGGTTTAAGGGTTTTGCTCTTCATGTGAATTATAACGTATTCTGCCAGATCGTAGAGGTGCAACATATCCCTTTCGAGAATTGCAGATTGGAGGAAGAAGATGAGAATGGATATATAGGGCATATTCTAATACATCCAGATTGGAAGGGTAAGAAAACCAGAAATGGAAAGAGCATATTAGTGACTAAAGACACTGTGAAAAAAATATGTGTGTTTAATCCGGACCCGAAAGTTGTGCAATCACAGGTTGAAGCGGCAGGAGGAATAGATCAATATGAGGGGCAAGTTCTTTGGGTGTCATTGGATGGACCGAGCGTATACCACACTCCGATCTATGATCCAGTTGTTACGGAAATGAGCACGGATGAAGGACTATCGAATGTTAAGAATAGAAATGTCCGTAATAACTTCCTCGTATCGTGCATGATTATTGCTAAGAAAGGAGCGCCTTCTGTTGATGTCGATGGGCAGGTGATAGAGAAGAAGATGATTGCTCCTGAAGATTTGCGAAAGTTTCAGGGAGATACTAATGGTAATAAAATTCTTTTGGTTGAGCTGGAAGAGGATGAAGATGAACCCAAAGTTGTTGCTTTCCCTACTAAAAATTATGATAAAGATTTCACGGTAACCGATGAAAGCACTGTAGAGCGGATTTATGCGCAATTTCATCAAGAGTTATTCTATGCTATTCGCATGGGTAAATTGGGTTTTTCTGGTGATGTAATGCGGGATGCCTATGAATATTATGCTGGTGAAGTAACCACAGAGCAAAGGTTCATAGAACGTGCCTTTGATCAGGTGTTCAAGTATTGGCATGAACCTGTGAATATATCACACGATTTTAGTCTAAGACCACTTAAATATATTGATTCAAATGGAACATCTGTTAACAGCTGATAATTGGAAAGAATACACGCGTGTATCATCTATTCATTTGGATAGTGCAGAGGTTGAGGTATTCATTGATGAATGTGAGCAATTATTCATTATACCGGGAATCGGAGCGGACATCTTTTTAAAGCTCGTAGGCGAAGAGTTGGACGAAAGGCAAAAACTTCTATTAGAAGGAGGTGAATATATCGATAAAGGTCAGAAAAAACACGTTTTTAAGGGTATTCGTCACACTTTGGCATATTTTGTTTACGCAAAAATGGCTAAGAATGACGGTTCTATGCTTTCAAGAGCAGGATTTCTACAACCTCAGGATGAATATGCTGCACGTATGGATGATAAAAACCGGATAAATCGGTATAATGATCTGATGAACGTAGCTGAGAGCTATTTATCTGGTGCATTGGAATACCTAAAGACATGGGATGATGTAAAGGTTAAGCCTGTTAGAGGTTCACGAGTTCGAATTATTGATATAGGGGATTAATGGATACACTTCGAATATTAAAAGAGTTGTCAACGCTAATTCGTAAAGAAACGAATTGGGGGAAAAATACGGCTGAAAGGGTTGGACGTACCCTTGTCGGAATAGTTGAACAATTGGTTGCAATGGAACCAAGTGCTCAATTTATAGATTTAGGAAGTATTCCTGAAGATGAATTTGATAATATAACGAAGCCAGGGTATTATCTGTATGCTATACAGGCGGGTAGCGGAGAGATAAAGGGCATACTCGTGGTTTCTAATGACGGGGATACCCGGCAGATACGTTATGAATATGATAGTATCTATACTCGCTCTTATCTGGATGAAGGGTGGACGGAATGGATGGACGAATTTGTCTACAAATTACGGAAGCATATTGATAATGATACGGTTTATTGGGATGACAGTAATCAAGTTATCAAAGCTAAGGGAGGTGTTTTAGAGACTATTTCTATACGAATTTCCATAAATCCGGCTAATGTTGGACAATGTACGATTTCCGCTACAGGAGATATTATAAACGTCGTGGAATCTGATGATAAAAGCAGCTACTACATTACAGCCACTAAAACAGGAACGGTAACTATTACGATTGTCCCCAAAGATGGATATCAGGTGTCAAAACTGAATGTGGATGCTGTTAGTCAAGGGGCTGTATCAGAATATATATTTGAAAACTTGGATACTGACCATACGATGTATGTGTGGATGGAGGAACAACTAATTCAGACCGACACGGACTTTCTTATTCGTAGTGACAAACCATCCGTTTATTATTCGGGACTTGGAGAATGTATTGCCGCAATAAAAGAGGATTATCCGGATAAACTCACAAAGGATATTATGATTTCCTGCGTAAAGAAGGCTACAGAGGTACGCGGGTCACAACGGAACTCAACTTATGGAATCTGGACATCTACCTTAACTGATTGGAATAAAGACAGCCTTTATACCTTAACCATCAACGGCAACGGGCTATATACCATCAATTGCAAGTGGCTCGGTGGATTGCTTTTTGAGAATGTGGACAATGTGTTTATCAAAGGTATTTCCATGCTTAATTATTGCAATTTCTCCGGTGCTGCTTCTCCTGAAGAGTTAGCGGCTATTATGGTACGTAGCAATGACGCTACGGGCAAGGTTAAGAATGTGGCTCTGCATAACTGTAAGTTCAATGGCTACTATACGGACAGTTCCGGAAAACAGTGGCACACATGGTATTGTTTGAGATTAAAAAATGTCTCTAATGCACTAATAGACTCCTGTAATTTTGATAGAGCTTCTTCGGTGGTAGTATATATGAATGGGATAGATAGTGCAGAAATAAACCGTTCTTATCTTAAAGGAGATTACTACATAAACGCTGGTGGATTAGGTCACGCAAATGTATTGTCTATTTCTGGAAATAATGCTTATTTGAAATTGGCGGATAATACTATTGACGGCACAGGCATGATTGAATACGCATGTTCTATCGGCGGAGTCAGTGAATTTGATTTGGTTAGAAATACAATTAAAAATTGTGCAGGACAGCCTTTCAGTATTTCCGGAGATATGCAGCGCTTCAATATAAAAAGTAATCTGTTCCATTCCAATATTACAGGTGGTCTGTACGCTTATGTCAGAAGAATGTTTGGTTGTTCAGGCATTAAAGAACTCAATGTTGACAATAACACTGTCTACTTTAATGGTGAGTACTCATCATCACAGGAGTTTTTATCAGGTAATTTTGAGAAGCTGGCAAATTACAATAATATCTTTATTAATAAATTAGGAAAAGCGTATGTTGCTTTCCTCAACAACAGTGGTGGTGTGAAAGAATATCTTTCAAGTAATAACATTTATGCTTCTGCATTTTGGAATAATAACCCATCGGAAAGGTTTATTAATTTTTCTCCGGTAAAAGCTGAGATTAATGAAGGTGATTATTTGGACTTTTCTTTTGAAACAAGAAAATTGGGAGAATATAAAAATCGGGGTTACGAGGCAGATTCAACCACATTGAGTAATGCCGATAATATACTGAACATTGACGAAGGAGGTACGGACTACAAACTACTGGAATCATTAAAAAATACCTATCTATCAAATAAAGAATACGCACCGGAGTTTGATATAGATTACTTACGTGCATCTATTAACAATGTGTCTCCGGGTGCATATAACCTATTTGGCGAACAATGGGATGAAACGACAGATGCCAGTACAGGGTATGAAGGTACTAATATGGCAGACCTTGAAACGTTTAGTAATTCTATTGTTTACATAGTTCCTACGGATGATATTATAACTGTAAGAGTTAATTCCAAGAATAGAAATCTTTTCATCAAGTCTCTGTTTACCTCAGATAATGGACACTCGTTCATCCGCTTTGGTCAAATAGTCACAGCATCTTTGCAATGTACATATAATGAGGAAACAGGTATGTACGTAGAAGATAACAATTACACGTTGAACATTAAAGAAGAAAGTTATGAGTAATCAGGAATATGTAAATAAGCTAATTGGTGGTATTGGACGTGTTAAATTAGCAACGAAGGTTAGCAACGCTTTTCCGCTTGTAGGTGAAACGGTTACTTTGGAAGCGGTGACAAAATGGGCACAAAAGATGTATTTTACAAAAAGAAGTACCTCTGACACTTCCATTTCTGCGGGAGAAACGATTGATAATACTTCGCAGAATACTTCGGTAACAGTTCCCGTGAGTACTGAGGGCGATTTAAGGCAAGAGGTACGGGCGGTAAATTATCGTAATGCGGAAGAATTGTTTTCCACTGTATTAGTACGTTACCTGTATGCAATGCAGAATCAGATACTTCCTTATCACGATGTCGGTGTGTCCTCAGAAATAAGCCGTACAGACCAGAATTTCACGATAAATATAATGTCGGATAATGGTTATGATTTATCACGTGAGCATACGCTTGAAGTGTTTATTCTGAAAGAAAACGGAGATAGCGGTGTTCCTGAGGATGTTATTGCTCATCGTACACAAACTGATTTCACTCTTACAGGTGGGTTACTGACTTCTACGGAAATAAATATTCCATCCCGAGGAATCTATGATGTGGAAACACGGTATTATGATACAGGTACTCAGAAGACTATCAGTAAGCGCATTAATAAACTGATTACAATAACTCCTCGTTTGGCTGCTAAACCATCGGAAGGACAGGAACCGAAAATGAGCATTGTATCTGACGGATATCCCGATGCAAAGATTGATGTTTATGAAACCGGGGTAAACGATTGCTATATGGTTTTTACTATTCCGGACACAAACTATTATAAAGATATCAATCTTGATAGCCTTCCATCCGGTTATGATGCCTATACCCTTGTATTAAAGAAAGCTGTGGAAAACGGTACTTCACGTTTGAGGTTGGCTAATACGGAGATTAAGGGTAATCCGCAGCAAAGCCCTTCCCCGCAATTTTCTGAGAATAATCCGTTGGTGGTAACTATTGACCAGAACACGCCATTGGCACTTTATGGTACAAGTTGGAATACTATATGCTTTGTTTCCATGTGGCATGTCGTATTAGATGGAAGAGGATATTACAATCTTTCTAAGGGTATTAAATTAGATCGTAATCCCGACCATAAGATTACATGGCCGGTTATTCATTTGCAAGTTCCGGACGGAAGTAAATACTTTGAAGCTTTTGAACTTGAGATACTCGCTTGTAGTTTTGCGGGTATATCTATAAAAACCGATCCGACAGCTTCTAATCCTTGGTACTGGAATGAAAATTTTGAGCTAAATAATCTTTGGCTGCATCACATGTATGTGCATGATACCGATAGTGAGGGTTGGTATATAGGCTATTATACTCCCGAAAAATCAACAGTTGTTTATACAGGCGAAACTGTTACATTTAAAAATTTGAAAGGTGAAGACGTAACTTATATCAAAGGATACTCATATACAAAGAAAGCCCATTATCTGACAAATTTCCGATTTTATCGAAATAATACTGAACATACAGGCTATGACGGTGTACAGATATCCAATTCAGTAGGTGAAGTGTGTTACAATAGGTTGTATGATTGTGCCTATAAAAATGAGTCAGCTCAAACAAGTGGACTATCCATTCAGAGCTTTTCAGGTAAATGCTATAATAATTTTCTGCTTGATAGTCATGGAGCAAACTTGCAAGTAGGTCCAATCGGTAATATTGAGATATTCAATAATGTGGCACAATCAAAGTACGGAATGGGGGTACAATTTTTATTTTCCTACGATACGCCCGAACAGAATCCGACTAACGCTCCCGCAGGAAATGGAGTTATAAATAATGACTTACAGATTGTATTTCATAACAATGTAATTTCTACGCCTGGAATGACAGCTAACGGACGTAACACCGTACAGATAAGAGGTGTGCACATGTATGACAATATTATAGCTAATAACGGTCAATTGTTTGGAAACATGACACCGGAGACACTTGCTGTCTGGGAGTCTCAAGCTGTCAATAATGAGGTTTTTCTTTACTCTGATTTGTATCAGAAAGTTATTGATTTAAAAATTGCAGACTACGTAAGTGGAGATTATTGTATTGCTTTTGATAGTTCTCTGATAAGTGCAGGTCTTGGTACTACCTTCAGTTTCGATTATAGAGGATATTTGAATTGGTATAATACAGTATGTCCCATTGGACCTTATATGGGTAAATATAAATCGGATGCTGTTGATGATGAGTCCGTAGAATTACTTTCCATTTCAATGAATAGTGGAAACTCTTCAACCCAAGAACGCGATGTCAGTGTTCTACTTAATTATACAGGGGCAGCTACTCGCTATCGAATTGGTGAGAGTACAGATTTATCATCAGCTACTTGGCAGAACATACCGGAAGGAAATACGGTTGAATTTACCCTGTCTGATGGATTTGGGCAAAAGACTGTTTATGCGCAAATTAGTAAAGGTCAAGCTATAAGTGATACTAAGTCAGCTACCATTGAATATGTAAGTACTCCGTTAACGTTGGAAGCTCTGATTTTAAATGGGGGCAAAATTACTTCAACTTCATTAATCATTCCTGTAACCTTTACTTATGCGGGTTCATTTGCTCCTACCAAATATAGGTTGGGTGAAGTAGCCGACCTTACAGGTGTTGAGTGGGTGGATTACTCTGATAGTGTTAATTACACATTTACTTCTATTGGTTCAAAAACGGTGTATGGACAGTTACAGGATGCGGAAGGAAATCTAACTGAGATTAAACATAGTAGTATTACTATTGTAGAACCCAGTGAAAAAATTGTTATTTCAATTGGATGGACGTTCAACGTATTAGGTGGTGTGGGAGAGCTATACGATGAGACAAACCAATTGGTTAAAGTAGCACTTCAAACTCAAAGTATAGTTAGAAATCTCTATACTACAACAGGGCAACAATTAGGAACTATTACTAAGGTAGATTCAGAAGGTACGAGTTACATGATGGAATCACAGAAAGGTGCTTCTACTGGGAACAATAGCGGTATATATCCTGACGAGGTTTTAGAACACAACATCTGTACAGGAGGTAATTCTGAAAAGTATAGGGAATTTAAGATGGAAGGTCTTTCCGCCGGAACTTATAAAATTAGGTTATTCTGTTCTACGATACAGGCTAATTCAGGTGCTGAACGTTCTAAATGGAAAGTATCTGTGGATAGTGTAGAAACAGATTTTTTACTACCTACGGACTTTAATCCTAAAAATAATTTGACCCAGTGGTTAGAACAAACCGTAGAAGTCGGGGAAGATGGTTTCAGTATTCTTTGGGGAGTCGCTTCTTCGGGTTCTTACATTTATGTTCCTTTGAATATTATAGATATTGAAAAAATATGAAAACATTTATTTTCCTTATAGAAAAGTTGGGCTACAAATTTAAAGTTGAAGCCAATTGTGGAGGTGAAGCATTGTACAAGTTAATGCAAGAGAATCCGACACATGAAGTCTTTAATGACTGCATTGAAGGTAGTCCGGTAGGCTTTAATCTTACGGTATTAATGAGAGGTGAAGAGGTCAAAGCTAAGATTAGAGAGTTTGAAGTAACACTCTCAGAGAAAGGTTTCAGTTCTTCTGTATCCGGCTTTGAAGATATTTGCAGCCATATTTCAGATGAACTTCTGTATCCTGTTTCGGTATTGTCACCAATAAAAGAGGTTGCTATAAATTCAGATCAGGATGCCCAAAGAGCTAAGGCTGAAATCCGAAATTGTGTGTATAGCTTAGTAGATAAACTTCAAAATTATGAAGGGTTAGTTTATGAATTAAAAGATTTCTAAAAATCCCGTCCTACCATCACTGGCTGGGCGGGATAAACACTATATGGCCTTAAAGACCAATTTGCTTACAAAGGTAGTATTAATAATTTAAAATAGAGTGTAGAATGAAAGGAATAGATGAATTATTTATTGTGGCCTGGATGCTTTTCGGTATCCTGTTGACGCCGCTTTTCTTTATAGCTTTCGATTTATGGGCTGGAATCAGAAAAGCCAAACAACGTAGTGAGAAGATTTCGAGCGACGGATGGAAACGTACAGTGAATAAGGTTGCGAGATATTACAATGCTTTGCTTGCGTTGGTCGTAGTTGATTGTATGCAGATGGCTGGTGTCTGGTATCTGGATAATTACTATGATTACCATATACCTATTTTCCCGTTTATTACTTTGCTGGGAGCTTTCGGTGTGGCAGCCATAGAGGTTAAATCCATCTATGAGAAAGCAGATGAGAAGGAACGCAAAGAGATGAAACAAGTAGCTGCATTGGCTACCGAGATAGCGAAGCACAAGGCTGACCCGGCAGAGATAGCACAGGCGGTAGTGGAATATATGAATAAAAGTAAGGAGGAAAAGAAATGAAAGTATTGATTGACAACGGTCACGGGGAAAATACTCCGGGCAAGCGCTCACCGGACGGAAGATTGAGAGAGTGGGCCTATACAAGAGAAATTGCCGATATGGTTATTTTCGGCTTACGTAAAAAAGGTGTTGATGCTGAACGGATCGTGAAAGAAGATACGGACGCTCCTTTATCTGAACGATGCAGGCGGGCGAATGACATCTATAAAGAGACAGGAAAAAAAGCTATACTTGTTTCTATCCATTGCAATGCGGCCGGTTCCGGTACTAATTGGATGAACGCAAAGGGATGGAGTGTGTTTGTATCGAATAATGCTTCAAGTAATAGTAACAGGTTAGCTGAATGCCTGGGACAAATAGCAGAATGTATTCCAGTTCCCGTCCGTAAACCAATGCCCAACCAATTGTATTGGCAGCAGAACCTTGCCATTTGCCGGGACACGAATTGTCCGGCTGTGCTCACTGAGAATTTCTTTCAGGATAACAAGGAAGATGTAGAATACCTTTTGTCCCAAGAAGGTAAACAGACGGTTACGCAGATACATATTGATGGTATCGTTAAATATCTGAGCTTATGAAGAAGCTGTCTTGGATATTAGTCATATTGCTGGCGGTGGCTTGTATGGTTGCTTGGTTCCGCCCGCATGAGCCTCTCCCGGTAGAAATACATACCGAGACAAAGGTAAAGACTGTTGTAAAGGTTGAAACATTGCTTATATCGCCACCTATGGCGCCTCTGTTAGTCTTCCAGTTAACAGATACTATGCGCATCGGTGACACTGTTGTACATCGTGAGCAGGCTTATTACGAAGATAGCCTTTATCGGGCATGGGTGAGCGGGTATCGTCCGAAACTTGATAGTTTGCAGATATTTCCAAGAATTGTATATCAAACGGTGACAAATGATATCTATCATACTATTGTGCCCAAGAAGAAAAGTTGGGGATTGGGTTTGCAAGCCGGATATGGTTACTCAAATGGATGGTATATAGGAATTGGAATAAGTTACAACCTATTTATGTGGTGATATTGTTCTCAATATTTTCCTATAATAAATAATTATATCTATTATTTATTTGGAAATATTCTTAACCTTCTTTAAAATATACACTTAAATATTTTATAATCAATATGTTATAAGAAAGGTGATTTTAATGAAGAAACAAATAAGGAACAAAAATAGGAATTAAAGTGATTTCTCATTTTTCTATTTGCACTCTGTTTCTTTCTTTTCGTTTGTTTGCTTTCAGAGTGCATTCCGAGCAATTTTATCTGCTCTCATCATTCGAAGAATTTGCTCCTAACTTTAACTAACAAATTATTTGCAGCTCATAAAGAGAATACAAATTATTATCTCTTGAAGTTGTATTGCTTGTAGCAAAGATAATCTTTTTTGTACAGGCAGCCAAAAATGCCTGCCTATATTTAGTTTAATTTAGTTTAGCATATATAAGGCTAACAAACTAAACCAAACTGGATTTTCATGTTACTTTTTGTGATTTTCCCATTGTACCCATACAGCCAAAAGAGAAGATAAGCTCTTGCCTCTTTTCTCTTTTCGCTGCGATACTCTTTTACTTCATAGCTACCTTTTACACACATCCGTACCGAGCAAACTCCCACATGCTCGCATATCAACTTTCGGTCTGCCTGATGGGAATTGTGTCGCAAAGGTATTTGCCATGTCTTTATTGTATGCAAGGTTGTAACCTGAAGTTTCACTACAAAATCTCCACGCTCCGCTTCGCAGAGGTAGTATTTTGTAGTGAAACCCTGCATACATAGCCATGCCACCTGTTGAAGCGACATAATTTCAATCAAGCCCGAAAGTAAGTGAAATGCTACAGGAGGGAAAGTAACAAACTTAAAACTTGGTATTTATGGCAAATTATGCAACCAACATTTTCCACGCAAGAACGGAAAATAAAACAGACCTCGACAAAATAGAGGCTTTCTTGGATGACACTTTCAGCGAATTTACCAATCGATATGGTGATAGTGTAGATGCATAATTTTCCTCTCGTTGGGTGTATCCAGAAGAAGAAATCAAAAAATTGGTAGAATCGTTGGAGGACAAAGATAAAGTCTATATCAAGATTCTAACCTATGAATTTGAAGACGAGTACGTGAGCTTTAGAATATTCTCTCAGGGAGAATGGAAGGTCAAATTAGTAACTGAATGAGTAGAAGAAGATAAAGTAAAATTATGGTCTATCCTACACTTTGCTTATTCTATAAGAGACACACGGATGGAACGATTGTCGGTGATTTCGACAACAAAATCACTGTTCGTTTCATCTGTGGCAAAGAGAGAGTATTAAATACTGTGATGAAGTAATTTTTACAATTTTACAACATAGAAACCATGACACAGATAGCAATGAAATTCGTCCAATGGGATGTGCCCGAATTGGAAAAACTGAAAGATAGCAAGGTTTACAAATTACGGGAACGTCTTGATAATGGCGACAAGTTGAGTCGGGAAGAAAAGAACTGGCTCACCCGCAATGTGAAAGAGTGCTGCCATTTCAAAAGAGGTATCGCTTTAATGGGCTACCGTTTTGACTTCTCCGATGTTCTCAAACGGTATTTCGTGAAACAACACGGACATATTGCTGAATATTATGCCATTGACAAAACCGCACTACGTTCTGTCCTATATGGTCGAATTGAAGATATAATCGAAGTACAATAAAAATCAAAAGAAGCATGAAAGTAACAATTGAACACAGCTTTTGCCCCTATTGTGACGAGGTAACTGAACTTTATTTCCGAATCATTAACACGATTCTTTTTTCTGGCAATGAGGCGGAATTGCGTGAAAGCATGAGACAGTTGGAGAAAAAAACTCCACTTGATGAATATTTCACATACGGTTACGGTGCACGACACCTTTGGGTTTGCCAGCGACGTCCCAGCGACAAAACCAAAATATTCGAGCATCGTATTATGATGGTTGAATTTCAATGACACCTTGGACAAATATCATCGACTGGCTGGAATGGAATCACCCATTTCAGCCTTACTTCCATTTTCCTTTTATAACTTTTTCTTTTGGCTGCGCCACTCCCTTTTGTAGAAACCAGCCATTCGCACAAAGCGAATTGGAAACCACTTTGTGAAAAGTCTGGTTCTTCCTGCCGTTTTTCCTTCCAGTTCCATTTTTTTTCGATGCGGATATCACTATCCTCCAAGGATGGGCTACCTACGCTTCTGTCCACTCTTGGCTGACACATTCCTTATGCAGTGGCCTTTTTTCTGATTGGATGGTATTCTGTTTGTTACAGTCTCAATTCAAGCCAGGCATGTCTCGCTTTGGCTTTGCTATTCTTCACTGACTTTCGGACGGATGTCTCGCCTTTGTGCCGACATTTGGATTTGCTCTTTTTCCTTATCATTACCGGTTTACTTGTTTCCCATTTTCCATAATCGCTTTTTATCGAAGCAATCATCATTTTTCCTCTGCAAAGATAGTATGCCGACGGGAACGACATGGTTGTCTTGACCAATGGCGTAGCCGCTTCAATCTTCCTTTATCGAGCCTTCGATTTTACCTGTGGCTAAAAATAAAGCGTATTGACGCGCTATCCTTGGTGCATCCCTTAAACGACATCTACTTTTTAGGCAGTGTAAAAATTGATTTAATAACTTCTAAAAGCAATTCAACATGAAAAAGATTGAAAACAATTTCACAGTAACCGGATTCTTAGGTAAAGACGCTGAAATCCGAGAGTTCACCAACAGCAGTGTCGCACGTTTCCCATTGGCCGTAAGCCGTCAGGAAAGGAATGCCGAGGAAACCAACCGCATTTCAGCCTTTATGAATATTGAGGCTTGGCGTAAAAACGAGAATACTGGGTCATTCAACCAACTGACCAAAGGTACGATGCTCACCATTGAAGGCTACTTTAAGCCTGAAGAGTGGACCGACAAGGTCGGTGTGAAGCACAATCGTGTTGTTATGGTGGCTGTCAAGTTTTATCCTCCTATCGAAAAGGAGGATGTTCCTGAAAAGCCGGTAAAGCCCGTGAAAAAAGGCAAAAAATAATTCTTGCCTTATCATGAACAAAGCGATCTTTTGGTCGCTTTTGTTTTGCTCATGACCGGATTAATACGCATCATACTTTTATAAGTGACTGTTGCGATGCCAAGCTCCAAATGAAATCTTCACCCGGTAATACTGTTATACTTAGCTCCACTTGATGAACAGGCAGATTACGATTTTCAATAGAAAAAAGAAGACTCTCTCAATTCCATACCTCTGAGCAGCTTTCCAGTCCCTCTTATAACCATATTTCTTCCCAAAAGTGAGGTTACGTCCGCCGTCCATTAATTTTACAGTGCGAAGTTAAGTCGGACGTGAACCTGCAAGGCGCGTTTCATTTGCAGTCAATGCCGTTCAAATGAAATCCTTCGGATTCCGCTTCCTCCTTGCATTGTTCCCTTCTTCCGCCTTGTGGTTTGCACGTAAAATCAAATCCCACCGGACGAGGTAAAAGCCTCTGAAGGGAAGGGAAAATAAAAAATTAGAATGTATGAAACAAATAATTTGGTCAAGTGATGCTCTATTGGATGAAACAGCAAGAGAGTATTATCAAAATTTCAAGCGAGAAGAACTGGACGATGATGCCTACAAGGTCAGCGATGAAGAGTGGTCGGACGAAGTGTATAATGAATTGGGGGATGAGCGGCAGAACCTAAACAAGGATGTCAATGGAGTCATTATTGCATTTGGAGATTTAGGATTGTGGAACGGACGCAAACAAGGCTATCAAATTTTGGGTGACAACATTGCCGGGATATTACAATCTACACAGTATGATGCAGAGTGGTACGGTGACGGCTACGATATACGAGGCCGTATGTCGCACCATGATGGCACGAATTATGTTTTGTACCGTGTCGCTGAAAATCGTGACGACGCAGAACGGATTGCCGCAAAAATCTACAACTATGAAATTGACGAGAATGGTTTTCGCCAAGTTACACGTTCCCTCCACCCCTATGTGGCCGCAGTGTATGGCTGGAAAACTCTACAGGACAACCTCGTTCAGGTAAAATAGCCTGTAACCTGTACTTAAACAAATGCCGTAACGCTTTCTCAAGAGGCTGTTACGGCACTTGTGTTTTATGCCGTATATATTCTGCATAAAATGTGGTGGGAAACTATTCCTTTTTACACATTTATGAATGTTCCCGCCCAACTGTTGTAGGTGGCCGCTTGCGCCAGTTTCCTTTTTTAGACTCCGGCCCTCCTTTATAGCCCCATCCAGCTACCCCCTATATTTCTATCCCGCAAGCCTGGTTATTTCCCTGCAAAATTCGATTGCCGGCTGTCCGTCCTGTCAAGGACCGCTGACACTTGCTGCTGTAAAATCTTCCTCTCCGAAATATCGAAGAGTGTATTTTCCGCATCCTCCTTGCCCGTTCTGGCCGCCAATCCCGTGGGCAGAAAAATAATCAACCTTTCGGTACAGGAAGTATCGAAGGGAAATAAATAAAATATTAATCTTAAAATTTGAGGCATTATGACATTCAGAGAATTTATGTTAGAGAACGGTTATGAATTGCAAACAACCTTTTGGAATGATTTTTCCATTGCTGACCGATTTGGTCTTTCGGCGATACAGGACACTTTCAACCGTGCTTTTAAGGAGTGGAAAGAGAACTACAAGTATCTCACGGAACTGGTTTTAGTGCTTAACCATAAGATATGGCAGTATTATGAAACAAGGCCGGAAATTGCGACATTGTATAATACCCTTTGGGCACAAGCCAGTCAATATGCAATGGAGTATCTGAAAGATGACGAGCTAAGCTATTATTATGATGTAACGGATTAAATGTCCCAGCTCCTCCCACAGGAACAAAAGAAAGCCGGCTTTTGTCGGCTGCTCTTTGTGGTCATTCCCTTTTTTATCACTCCGTTTTACCCTTGTATAAAACGAAATTATTTCGTTTCAGGCTGCTACCAGTCAGGACTTGTTTTTTCCTGTGCAAAGGTATTGCCACGGAAAAACATTCAAGTACCGCTACGCTATTTGAACACAATTTTTCAGTAGCTTTCCCGATTTTCAATCGCTCAAATGTCGTATACGCTCCATACCGCAACTGTAAAAATTCTGTCCAAATTCCTTGCCTGCTTTTCCTTAAAGGCAATCTTGAATGCACGTAAAAATCAAATCCCGACTGGAGAAGCCTAAAGGCTTCCGAAAAAAGGGAAAAAAAGAACATGATGTTTAATAGCTAAATTTTAAAAGTATGGAAATTCAATTTGTGATTGTTCGTTCAGAAAATGCAGAGTATTTGTGTCACAATGTAAATGGAACGTATGTGGATGTCAGCGACCCATCAACAGAATTTGTTTCTGGAGAGGATGATTTTCGCTTGGTAGAGCCGGACAGCTCCCTAACGCGGAAAGAATACGAGTTTCGTGGAGAACGCTTTTATCTCATGCCTCAATTTTATGGCAATGGCTGGTTAGCACTTACTTTGCAAAGTGTGGAAGATGAAACAGAGTATATCGTGCTATCCGTCAATTTGGAGAGCATGGATGCACTCGATTTGCCAGACCGTACATTTATTGATGTGAATCATTATCCGGATGCAATGGAGTTTCTGGAGACAAATAATTTAGCGACCTATTCAGGTTACAAGCGTAGAAGCGGATTTGTGGAATATCCAATGGCGGTATTGAATCTTCCTTTGCTTTATCAGCACGCCCCGCAGATTTTCCAAGAGGCGAATATCGAATGTTTTTAAATGGTTTTCTGAAAGTATGGTACTGATGACTACCAAAGAGATACCGTATCGGTTAAATCCTATCGGTATGGTATCTTCTTTTGCCCGAAGACAGGTGGCATCCCCCTTTTTTACAGATTGCTCCGTGCCCACTTTTTTAATTTCCTTGTTTCCCTTTTATAGCAGCGTAACTGCCTGCTTCTCTTTTACAGCCCTTATGTAATGAATGTTGATGTTTCCTGTCGTTATCCAGACTTTCGCCCGGTCTTGTTTTCGTGTGCAAAATTACGGCGAACGAACGCTATCCAAGTATCGCTACGCTATCCGAAATGAAATTTGACGTAATCTTCCTAAATCATAGATTTCGGTATTCATAAAATTTCATTTCCGATTCCTTGCACTGCGTTCCTGCTTCGTCGTTTGGGACGCACATGAAAAACAACCCTTCCGGCAAAGTCGAAAGACTTGAAAAAAGGGAAAATAAAAAACTTAATTAAAAACGAAAACGAGTATGACAATAGAAGAAGTATTACAGCACGATTTAAAATTCAGGTATATGTTATTGGGTCGTTTGCAAGCCGACTGTGAATATTATCTTGGCTTTGGAAACAAAAGTTCTCGTCGTTTGTGGGCTGGTTCTGAAAAGACACAAATTGAATACATGACGAAAATTCACGACAGCTTCCGAGAAAACGAAAAACCCGAATGGCTGACAATGGAGCAAATCAAAGAATACAGCAATGCTATGGGAGTAACACAAGAATAATTCAAAAAAAATACCGTAATGACCTTTAACGGAGGTGTTGCGGTATTACAGTATTACAAATAAGGGTCTGAGTTTGAGAACATACCCTCTTATAATTGAGAGGGTAATAATAATCCCTCTTTTATAATTATATCATTCTATTCCTTTTTTATATTTCTGCAAAAGGAATAGCATTCTTCTTTTATATTAATTATTTTTCATTTTATCTCCCATCTATTCTTCATCCTATCACCGGTTTGGTTTTATCAGATGCAAAGGTCGGCTATCGCGCTTGATCCTGCTACTTGAAGTGTATTTCTTACAAAATTCTTCCTTCCTGCGCAAGAGTAATTTGGCAAGAAAAGTTGCCGTATGAAGCTGTATCGACATCCGTTTACCGCATCCATAAATCCCAAAACGGTTCAATCAGTAAAGAACCGACAATATGGGAAATAAAAGTTAATACTAACCAATTCTTTAAACATTAAAATCATGCCTAATTATGTAACAAACCGTTTAGAAATAAACGCAGACAGAGAAACAGTACAAAATGTGATGGATTTCTTAAAAGGAAAAACTGATGAAGACAGTACGCCTTGCTATATTGACTTCAACAACATTATCCCTATGCCAAAGGACTTACTGATAGAAGCGTCCACTTCTGGGGAATTTGGTATGCAGTATATCATAGCACAGCAACGTAAACCGTTCAATTCACAGGACGACCTGAAAGTCATTCAATGGATGGAAATTCAGAAGGAAAAAGTCAGGGAAGAAGCATTACAACTTGGAATGACATATCTGAGAAACTGGGGAAAATACGGTTATCCTACTTGGTATGAATGGTCTATTGCCAACTGGGGTACAAAATGGAATGCCTTTAATCAGAATTTTGAAGAACCGAACGTGCTTTGGTTTGATACGGCTTGGGAAGGTGTGCCGCTGCTTATCCAAACACTCTCCGAAATATTTCCGGACGTCGAGTTTCAATATGCCTATGCGGATGAAGACCTTGGTTCCAACGTGGGCAAAGGGACTATCCGAAATGGAGAAACCGACATGACATTCCCCGATAACGGAAGTAACGATGCCTTTGAAATTGTCTTTTTCGTAAAACCGGGATTAGAGGAATACTTGGAACTGACAAACGAGGGGTATAGGTGGAAAGCCTAAACATCTCCGGACAGACAATATCCGACATGTATTCAGGGTATATCTCAACCGATATATCCTGGATTCCTGTTGCCGGAAGCTCCGTTTATATTTATTCCATTCCACTTCCTTTTTACAATTTCACGCCTCTTGAACCAGTCTTTTTTGACCGTATTTATCCCATCCCTTGGCTGGCCTATTTATCATCTTTGAAGCTGCTTTTACTGAAACCGCCAAACACGCCCTTCAAGAGCTTGCCGACAACCCAGAATACCAGCAATACAATTATAATATCTCCCATAAATCTTACTTTTATAGCTTTAACAATAATAAAAATACAAAATAATAACCGAAAAACAAATATACGATCCTGATTATCTGAAAATTCCATCAGGAGCCACCTTCATTTGTTCCGTCCTCTTTCGGGTTCTGTTTGACACGCGGACCGCTGGTTTGGCCACGATCAAGTTTTACGCCATATTTATTGAGTATGCGCCAAATAGAACTTTTGCTGCTAAAACCGCTTGCAACCCAAATGTCATCGAAAGAATGCCCGTTGATATACATATCCACGATTGTCTTATCTCGTTCAGCTTTAGGTAATACCTTCGGCACAGCCGGGGCTTTGATATTCTGGCGTAACTTCTCGACATGAGCGGAATATTTTCGTAGTGCGGCAATTTCTTCCGGAAATGCCCCTATTATCCACAACACATCGGCTGCTGTCGTACCGGGGAATAATTCACCGCGAGTATCAACTCTGTCATGAATGGATATGACACGTACAATTTTGATACGGCATAGTTCGATGAACGCGGCCAGTTCTCTTAAGCCGCGTGCAGCATTGCTGAATTTGGATATGACTATTTCATCGCCCCTTTGAAGATTCGCCATAAGCTGTTTCCACATAGGTCTCAATGTTTCATGTTCAACTGTTTCCTCTACGATTTGTACACAACCGTATCGCTGCATCCATTCTCTCTCAGCATCAAAACTGTCATTATTTTCCTTGAATATATAGCCAACTTTTGCCATTTTAATATACACTGTTTTGATAACAAGTGCAAATATAGCACTTTCATTTTAATCTAAAATCATATCGTGGCAAAAATCTCGCTGAATCCTTTTTTTAGCTTTTTTTCTTGCACTTGTTTTCATTGATAATCATATTATTAATATGATACCAAAAATTATACTAAATGCGATATAAAAGGGCTTTTACAATAAAAATAATATATAGATTTGCATCGTTAAATATGAATTGTTAAATATGAAAATTTTAAAATCATACTACAAGACTCCATCATTTTTGACTGGAAGATGTATCGTTTCATTGGCCATATTGGGCCTGATATCATGCAGCGATAGAAATGGCAAATCATTGTCTGAAGCTACGAACGATCCTGCCGGAATATACAGGGAGTACTTATACAATATACGATGTCAGAAAGATTCCTCATTTCAAGTATTGACCAAGCATATCCTACAATGGCAAACTGTAAAAGACTCTGTTTTTAGGTATCTCCGGAATGATACGCTCAGCCACTCCCATTCCAATCAGCGTGAAGAGTGTATCAGACTGCATGATTCTATCCGCACTGAGTTCTCACGCTTAGCCCTCTCAAAGACGCGTACTTATCAGGAACTTTTGGCTCTCAAAGGAGAGTTCTCACCTTATAACAATGATGAGGAACTGCATCATGCCGCTGGAGAAATCCGCCCGTTTTTCAACTCACTGGATAATCTTCCGCTTCATAAGGGTAACAAAGAGGAAATCCTTGCGGCTTACCGTATGTTACTGACTCGAACTATCCGTAACGGCATACATAGCCGCAATGAACTGATTACTTATATCACTAAAGAAGATGCTATATTCCGTGCGTTCCTCTCTCACTTGCACGATTTCGAAGGTGAGAGTATGGCTGACATCACACGTGGTACTGAACAGTGTTGTTCGCAGATATTCTTTGCCGCTGAGAGAAAGGAGATTACCTATCGGGAGGCTATGCTTTATTTGACAATGCGCACCAATCGTCGCCAAATACAAAATATGCAGATTTGTATAGAAGATGTTCGGAACAAAAAAATCAAGACTTCTTCGCAAGCACATGCTTATATATGGATGCTTATCCACCCTTATACTTCACTGGACGGATTCTCTATGACATTGCTTTCCGATAAAGAACGGAAACAACTTGACAGGATGGCGGCACAGACACCTGTGGCGTTCAAAACCTTGAGCCGAATCCTGCAATTGGAAAGTGGTCAACTGACTGAACTGCCAGGAATGCTTATGGATATTTTCATACAGACGCTCTAACAATATAAAAAATGAATATGTTACGACATTTTTTCAATGACTTTATGACATTTGTCCCTCTGCAACTACCGCAACTACTCGATGTGACGACAATGGAGGAAGCACAATTCTACGGTGACTACGCCCTACTGACCTTCCCGCTACGCGACCCTTACGATTTGGAGGAAGTGATGGATCTGTTTGAGGACGATATGGAGCTTATAACTCTCTACCACCACATCCCCACGCACGCTGACAAATTCGGGCATAGCACCTGTGCATACTCCAACCCGGCATTTGGACAGATGTTCAAGATGAATTGCAAGACAGATGCAGACGGTAAGGTAAATAGCATTCTTGTCACCATCTATGATTCTCTTGAGCAGATGTACGGCGAGCTGTGCCTTGATTTGGATCTTCATTCCAAAAGTGGCACATTCAAGTATAAGAAGAACAAAGACGATCTCTTGATGGATTTCCTTTAATGGTCATGTTATGCGGGACACACTATACCGACAAATGGTTTATTGGATTAGGGAATACCGGACATGGATAGAGGTTGTTGATGACAATTTCTATAAGGAGTATGCTTTGTCAAGAAACGGATATATCAATTACATTGTTTCCCGCACATTGGTACTGCGGGCTTACAAAGACAAAGGCTCATACGCCAAAGGCATGACATGGACAATTCCGGAACATAAACTGGATAAGGCATTGGCAGCCTACCGTAAGCAGGAGCATACGTTCAAGCAACGTATTAAGAAAGCAGCGATATACCTTTCACCGAGGGACGCCGAAGTTATCATCCTATTAGCCACCCACAATATTGTCCAATTAGAGTTGATGATATCCCCCATTCAAATACGCGAGAAACCCTATTATTTATGATTTGGAATATACTACAACTTATCTTCTGTATAACGCTTTTCGTATTGCCATTAGCATTGTACAAAAGCCACCGTTCTTTTATGGTAAGGTTCTACGATGCTATGATACACAGTGTAAAGGCTCGTAAACTATATGTACAGGTCGTATTGATTCTGCTATTGCTCTTCCACTATGTTTACATCAGCGGACATGTTGGCGAGTTCGGTGTTTTTCTTTCAACTGCTATCTGTGCCACTATATATTCATTTAGAAGAGCGGACAGATTGTTAAGAGGTTTATGTGACCGATCATGTATGTTTGTCATACTCTCATTGGTGGCTTTGGCCATCAGTTTTGTTCCACACTTGTACACAACGGCGGTAACTGCCGCCTATCTTCTTTTGGCTGCCCTGTTCTATCCCTCTGTTCGGGTTATGACCGAATTTCAGGACATAGGCATAATCTCTGAATGGATGAAATTCCCCAGACTATTAGCCGAAAGTTATTATGACCATCATCACGCGATATTGCCGCAAGATGCGGATAGCGGCAACACTGATATATCCGCACAATAGTAATAATTAAAAAATGAAATAAAAATGAAAACCAAGCAGAAAATAGCTGTCCCTATATTGGCAGACAGAGAAGTATTTGACTACCTCAAGGAGAAAGTCGGTGAACGAAAAACAAAGACAGAAGCCTTCTGTGATTTATTGGATAAATCTTTGGCAGGTTTTGTTTCCCCTTTTTTAAGGAACAAAGGCTACGAACTTCAACCCAACCAGTGCCACGTGACTGTTTCTGACCTTTCATCGGAATGGCATTGGCATAGGGCTACTGTCCGTTCTTTTTTGGATGTAATGGAAGAGTTCGGCTTGTTGAATCGCATCCGGCTTTCCAAAAGCGTCATCATTACCATGACTGTGCAAACCAGCCAATCCACGGAGTCTTGCAATGGACAGAAGAAGTTGAACCTTGCAGAACAGCTACGTGAGGCATTGTCCGATTGGATAATCGGCAAAGTGTCCCTTGACGAGATCGGAATCAAGTGTGAGCAACTTGTTCGTCGGGCAATGGATGAAGCTGGCATATGCGATAGCTGCCCATCTCCGGACAGTATCACTCGCATCAATCCGGCAGCGGATGATGATGAACGAGCTGTCAAGATTCGTATGGTAGCTTTGGAGTGCATTACATTTGCCGCTATACAACGGGCACTGCGTAAGTCGAGATTCGATGACAGTGCAGAGTTTATGGACTACTTCCGATTGGAATTGTATGGGGACTGGACAGGACTTATTGCAACTTCGAAAGGTATTGCCGGGCTTATTCTTGATGTAGATAGGGATGAAAATTCCGATTATGATGAAGATGACAGGGAGTTCCTTAAAACGCTTTTTAAGCCTTTTCTGGCATTTGCGGCAAAGGCACAGGAGGCAACGTATCAGATTGGAGGTTGAAAACAGAATGTATAACCGCAACAATCCACTTTTGTATCCAGTGAAGCCCCCCTGCCAGTTATAGAAGGCATCCGGGCTTGCCCGCCTGCCACGAACAAAGGGAAGGGGGAGCCTAATACCCCACCTGCCTGACGTTGGTGGGAAGGGTGTCCGAACAAGCAGCAAGCTGGGACACGGTAGATTGTCCGAAACAATATGAAAAACGTATGGCAAATCAAAAACAGGTACTCGACGTGCAGGTGTCGAAAGGGATTACCACCGCCCAAAGTAATGAACATCTGCGTGACCGTAGTGAAAAGGCAGAGAAGTACGCTATGAGTAAGGGAAATTATGATCCTACGCGTAAACGGCTGAACTTCGAGATTGCGCCCGGAGGTAAAATACATCCCATCGACACAAGCCGTAGCATTCCCAAACGGATGGCGGACATATTAAGTCACCGTGGAATCAAAGATCCTAATGAGGGGCTGCTCGAACCAAAATACCGCACGGTGGTAAATATCATCTTCGGCGGTTCACGGCAGCGAATGCAGGAACTTGCTTTCGGTACGCAACAGGTGGACTTTGAAAAAGGTGCGGACAATACCCGCATCGAACGGAAGCGTGACATTGAACGCTGGGCCAAGGATGTTTATTCATTCGTTTGTGGCAGATATGGTGAGCAGAACATCGCTGCATTCATTGTACATCTGGATGAATTGAACCCGCATATCCACTGTACGCTTCTGCCAATCAAGGATAGTCGCTTTGCGTACAAGGAAATCTTCGCCGGTAAGGATAAGTTTGAATATAGTGCAAGAATGAAACAACTTCATACGGACTTTTTCGCAGAAGTCAATACAAAGTGGGGAATGTCAAGAGGAACAAGCATATCCGAAACGGGTGCACGGCACAGAACGACTGAGGAATACCGCCGAATGTTGTCTGAAGAGTGTACAACAATCGAGGATAATATCAAACTCCATCAACAGGTATTGGGTGAACTTCAATCAGACATCCGGTTGGCAGAACGCAGAGTCAAAGGGCTTACGACAATGGTTAGCAATCTTGAAAAGCAGAAAACTGAAAAAGAAACCTTGTTATCGGCAGCCGAGTACAATTTAAAAGAAAACAAAGGCAATGCGGCAGAATTGGCAATCCAAATACAAATGTTGGAAAAAGAGCTGCAAGGAATCATCAGACAACTGGCAGACAAGCAGGAAAAGTTGCAGACGGCTGACCGGCAACTCATCGAACTGAAAAAGGATATGGGAGCCATTGAAGAACGTACCGAAGAACTCAAAGAGGAGGCCTATCAATATTCCCGTGATGTACACTCCAAAGTGGATAGCTTGTTTAAAGACGTCCTACTGGAGAGTGTAATCAGCGAGTATCGTAACGCATCGGCACAAATGAATGTTTCAGAACGGCAGCTCTTTGACGGTTCACTGGTACAGTCTATCGCCGAGCGGGGTACGGAAATCATGCACTGTGCGACAATGCTATTTCTCGGAATGGTAGATGATGCCACTACATTTGCCGAATCACATGGTGGTGGAGGCGGAGGGAGTGACCTCAAATGGGGACGCGACGAGGACGAGGACAATCGAGCATGGGCACTTCGCTGTATGAGGATGGCGAGCCGCATGATGCGCTCGACTATCGGCAAGAAATCTAAACGGTAAATGGCATACGCCTTACACCAGATTAAAAGTATAACTAATGAAATCATTGGAATATGACGAAACAAATTATTTTCATCTTCGCTTTGCTCTGCACGTTGCAGGCACAAGCAAGTGTACAACCCGTACAGAAGGACACTGTACGACACACTATTCATTATGAAGTAGCGGAATTGCTTCAACCGATGCAGCCCGTCTATCTCAACGGGGTGCTACTTCCGGCATCTCGAACCGGCAACTGGTTTGTTAGCATATCCGGAGGTGCGACAGTTTTTCTTGGTACACCTCTCGGTTGTGAAGACCTTTTTGGACGAGTGAAACCTTCGTACAGCCTCGCCGTCGGCAAATGGTTTACTCCTTTGGTCGGCGCAAGGGTAAATTATAGTGGCTTGCAGTTTAAGGATGCACAATTATCTACGCAGGACTACCATTATATCCATGCAGATCTCCTGTGGAATCTCCTTGGACGCAGATATGCCCGACAGGAACAGGTACGTTGGAGGCTTGCACCCTTTATGGGTGTCGGTCTGCTACATAACGCCACCAACGGGAACAATCCCTTTGCGCTTTCTTACGGCATACTAACACAATACCGTATTTCCAAACGGGTTAGTGCTATGCTGGAACTCTCTAACACAACTACATTCCAGGATTTCGACGGATATGGCTATCCAAACCGTCTGGGCGATCACATGCTTTCGCTGACTGCCGGATTCACCTTTCATCTCGGTAAGGTCGGCTGGAAGCGCGCGGTGGATACGGCACCATACATCCATCGGAACGAACTGCTTGTCGATTATGGCAACTTCCTTTCGGAGGAGAACAGGCGTTATGTGGGACGTCACAATCAAGATAAGCGAACACTCGTGGAATTAAAGAAAATTCTGGAAATCGAAGGACTACTCGATACATATAGCCATATCTTTGACAACGACGATATAACCGGATGCAGATATCCTATAAATAATTATAGCGGTTTGAACTCGCTTCGTGCAAGATTGAAGCATAGCTATTGGGACGGGTCGTCACCTCTTGACACGACTATTCTTCAGACAGAGAATGGAAAGCCATCATATAATTACACGGCTTCCCGAAATGTGCAGTCCGCCCATCAGGACACCCTCGCTATGGATTCCACGGTTCTTTCATACGCTGATGGAGAGTGCATCGGTACACCCATCTATTTCTTTTTTGCTCTCAATACGACACATCTGACGGATACCTCACAGAGGCTTAATCTTGACGAACTGGCTCGTGTAGCTAAGAAATACAGTTTATCCGTGAGGGTAACTGGTGCTGCTGACAGTTCTACAGGAACATCAAGTATCAATGATTCTTTGAGTATATCGAGAGCAGGTTTTATTACCGCAGAACTGGAACAACGTGGAATACCAGCCAAGCGGATTATCAGAGTTAGCAAAGGTGGAATTGCCGACTATACGCCCGTGGAAGCCAACAGACATACGAAAGTGGAGTTGTTTTTTCCAAAAGCGAAATAGAAATTTCGCATAATTGATGTTTAACTTTGTCATAATCAATGAAGCCTCTCCGCTGTGAAGCGAAGAGGCTTTTTCGATATGGTACACGTGAAGTTCGCCATTTTCCTACTGTCAGAACCAGAATGAAAATTATTTCGATGCTTCGAGTGACTCTTTTCTGAACTGTTTGAGAAGTTTTTCAAGTTCAAGTGATACTTTGCGGGCACGAGTTCCGGCAGCTTTGTTGCCTTTCTCCATCTGGAGGTTGGCATCTTTTGAGAATTGATCGAACAATTCACAGATTTGTGTAAATGTTTTTTTCATTGTTATGTTCTTAATATTATATAATACGCTGGCAAAGATAGCAAAAATATTTTTTTAGGACTTATATTAGCTCTGTTATATATTTCGCCTATAATATGATACCCCTTTTTATGTTTTTCCATTCTGAGTATTCCCTTATCGCACCATCGGCAAATCTGGCCGAAGAGATTTTATATGCAAAGGTACAGTGTCCGGACGATTGTCAAGCACCGCTATGCTAACGGTTCCTGGATATTTTACGGCAGCCTTCCTCAAATCAAAGATTGACTTTCAGTCCCCTTCTCATTGCAAGGTATAAAAGGACAAGCCTGCTTCTGCTCTTACATTCGAAGGTTGGGTATTCCGTTCCATTCCATTTACTGTTTACTTGTCTTATCGCCCTTATTCCACTGTTAATCCTGCATAAAAATCAATCCCCGGCAAGAAGCCGAAAGAGCTTCAAGCAAAGGGAAATAATAAATCAAAGAATATGGGAAAATACGATTTTATCAAGTTGGGTAATCTTCTTTATTGGCATGACCCAGATAGTGGTCTGTCTAATGGGGTTTACCAAGTGGCTTCTATTCCGGAAAACATTGAAGAGGATAGCGTTATTTTGATTGCATCTGATACTTCGGAAGCGGAGGTTTTTCCTTCTGAATTATCACCGATACATACCGGTAGAAGTCATAAAGAAGACTTTTTGCGTTGGAAAACAGAACGTGAAGCTGAAGGTATTGAGTTTTACGACCACCTTTCCAAGGTGATGGATACGGAAAACGACTTGAGTGTGGGAGATATGGTGGCGTTTACAAACGATTATGGAGTGATATTTGGACCTTGTGAGGTCTTAGCTTTTGGGAATCTCTGTAATAGTGGCAGATGTGTATATATTGACAGTGATTCTTATTGGTTTCCTAACCGTCCCGACCAACTCACCATCATGAGAGGTGCGGAATGACAATAACATATCCACCTGTAGCCAAAGCGGGTGGATAGCATTTCCTTGTATTGTATATTCAGCCCGATTACTCTTATAGCCATGCTCCACCGAACTCCCACAACCGGTCCTATTCCTTTTTTACTCGTCGTACTCCGTTTCTAAACAGTATAACACATTTATTGGCCTGACATTCTTGAAATTCACAACGGAAACAGCTTGGTTTCCGTGTGATGAAACACTTGAACTGGTATGTGAGAAATTCCCAACACTATGTTATTTCTATCAATCGGAAGAGTCGGGTCTGGCGGAGTACTGGACAAATGACCAAGAGAGTAAATACTTTCCCGAAAAGTACATTGCAGACCTATGTACTCCAGACGACAAATGGTACAAGGAATATTTTGTCAACCAGACAGAAGTATTCAAGTGGTTTGAGGTGATAAGCGGTCAGTCTGTCGAATCAATAACAGAAATTCTTGCTATTGCCGAACAACGGAAAGATGAAAACGACAATTCTTTCTGTAACATCTATGAATATGCCGCAGGCTAAGACTAATCCGATGCAGAAAACGAAATGACGGTATGCTGACAGCGTGCAGCGAACTATCATTATCCGATAAGCTTCTCTGATTTGCCATGCAGATTGGGGAGACTTTGTCGCCTTCAGTCCTTTTATACAGTCTCAGAGTGCTTCTCCAGTCTTTTATATTCTTCCAATCCGGATATTCTTTATATCGCACATCGGCAGTTCTTATCTGAGAGATTTTGTATGCAAAGATACAGCTTTAGAATGGTCGTCAAGTAACGCTGCGCTAACAGTTCCCGGATACTTGTGGCAGCCTTCCGCATATCGAAGATTTGGGTATTCCACTTCATTCCATCCACTGTTTACTTGCCTTATCCATCCTTTCCTTGCTGTCAATTTCGCATAAAAATCATTCCTGACAAGAAGCCGGAAGAGCTTCAAGTAAAGGGAATAAAGTTTAATCATTTAAATTTCAAAATTATGCACAGCCGAATTTTTCAGATTTCTAAAATGTGGATAGAAAAAGAAAACTATCTGAATGAAGACACTCTCCAGCAGGGAGATGGCAGTTTCTATGACTATTGTGCGGAGATAGATGACGAAAAACGTAAGGAAGATATTCGTTATTTGGTCAATACTGCTCTACCAAAAGGCATGTTCGAACTTGTAGGCGACGACACCATGCGCTACATTGGTGGTGTGGAACAATGGAAAGAGAATTTTGTGACTAACATCCGTAAGAAAGCTGAAGCTATTACAACCGAAAACATGTTGGAGTTTGTAGGTCCTGTTTATCAACTTGAAAAGGCATTGGAAAATCCATTGGATATTGCGTATCATTTCTATTTGGACGGAGATGGATACCAATCATTTGCCGAAAAATCTTTTGCATTTATGGAGTTTGTCTGTACGCTTGAACCGGGAACGATACTTTATATTGGAGGAGTCATCGACTATCACTTCTGATATTCCATATAAAATTTTTACGCAACTATATACTTTATTGTACCAACGATTGTGTATAATGACTGGTTGGACTTTAATGTGCCAATCTGCGACTTAGCAGATTGGCATTGTTAAAGCCACATCAGCTTATTATTCTCATGACAAACAATACAATTGCACGCGTTTTGCCTTTACACTGGTATCACGGAATATTTATAGAAAATCCACAAGCCCTTCTTGCATATATCTTCGAGCTTTTTCTTCCTCTTCAAGGGTTAAATCTCTGGAAATTTCCAGAAAACTCGCCCAGAATAGTGTTGACAATTTACCATATGCTTCATCTGATATTTGTTCGCCTTCTTGGAGTGATTTCATCCACTGTTGGTTCTTTTTTATAAACCCAATTGGATTTGTGAAAGAAGAAATATCCTCCCATCTATCATAGTTTAACCCTTCTGAAAGAGATTTCTTTTTCAATATATCATCACACTTTCCTTTGCAACAATAATATGCTTTTTGATAAACATCTTTTCCATTTGATGATTTTTGATTTGCTAACCATGTAACAAAAATTCCCATAGAATCTTTTTCAAGTAAATTTTTACCGCAGCACTCACATAAAATTTCTACTTTTTGAAATAATTTTCTGTTTTCCATAATGTTTTGTTTTAATGAATTATACAAAGGTAATGAATTTGTTTCAATAAAAATACTATAGATGCATATTTTGAAGTAAAAAAATGGAGTATGCGCTTGTTTTTATTTTGAAGAATGATTCGATTTGCCGATGATTATAACCGAACAGTTTATCAAACACCTATTCTACTTGCTGAAATAGAATCACACGATTAAAAACATTTTTTTACTATTCTGGCTCCGGTGTTCTTCTTGTTGGTAAACGGTAATAGCTTCTTTTTATCAGTTAAGTCTTTCCGGTTTATTATTTTCCTTTTACTCTTTTATTATAATAACAAGACTTATAGGACAAAATTAGGGTATGCCAGTTTCCCAGCATACCCTACTAAAATTTTGCATACATAATTCGATTAAGTATTTTATATTGCACAAACCCCATAAAAAGTGTTAGTAGCATCTAACTGTTCTGGAGATGACCAATTAAGCCCATCATCCGAGGTTGTAATATATCCACCACCGTCATAAGTTCCGCATCCCACTACGATTTTTAAAGCCACCCGCAACTCAAGCGGGTGGTTATCATCTTCCTATATAACAGTCCGGTTACCTTTATAGACCATGTTCTGCCGAACCTCTGTTACCAATTCACAGCCTCTTTTACCGATTCTATATTACCTGTTCTAATTGTATTACATTCTCACAGTCCCGACATGCACCATTGTTTGTTTCGTGCGCAAAGGTACGGTGGCAAACGATGTTCAAGTACCGCTGTTGCTACCTGAAATGAAATTTGACGTAACCTTCCGCAATCACAGATTCCGGTATTCATAAAATTTCATTCCGGTTACTTGCTCATAGTTCTTGCATCCACCGTTGAAAATGCACATGAAACAACCTCTTGGGTAAAGTCGGAAGGCTTCAAGAAGAGGGAAATAAAAAACAACTTAAAAAAATAAATGCAATGAGAACTAAAACACTCTACAGATGCGATGCACAGAAAATAGACATCAGTCGTTTCCCTAACTTTCACATAACAGGAAGTATAACCGGAATGAAGAAACTCTATTATGGCAAGAATGCTCTATTGGTACGTTGCGGAAGTTGGATTTACAACGTGTCAAGTGAACCCGAAGTTTATTATAATATAGCACATTAGTAGTATGAAAAAAGGTTATAAAAAAGATTTTCAGAGTTGGAAAGGTATAGTAACTCTAAAATTACTTTGCTGCAATATAGCAGCAGGTCGTTTTGATTGGAAGAAATATTGTACGCCACAGCCTTATTGTGGTCAGGAGATTTGCGTTATACCGCTACATTGTTCTTATGGACAGATAGGCTACACTGTGTATTTCCCTTATTCTGATATGCCGGAAGTGGAATACGATTGGGAAATGAACAAATTAACTATTGACAAAGAGAATTGGGAGAATTATTTACAGAATTAATATTAAAAATATGGCACAGAATTTTTATACCAAATGGCAGAACGCAATCCTTGCAGATGCAGGAGTCTATGTTTCAAAAAAATACCGCAGTTTCCAAACGGCCTTAGTACGTGAGATTTCCAAGTACGCAACAGCCGTTGGCGCAAAAGTAACATTCAACTTAAAGGGGCATTATAATACCTCTTGTTTCATAGAACGTAACGGTAAATTCGTTTACATCAGTCACTCTTCCGGTTTGTCCCGAATGGGTAGCGGTGTAAAAATAGAACTCGATTCTTTCTTAATCCGGACAGCCCAACACGCGAAAGATTACAGAGGGGGACATAATCAGTATTGCGATATAACAAATTTACAGTCTATGATAGATAATTTGTTAGAGTAATAAAATAAATTCAAGAAAAGGTACGGAGCAAACAGCTCCGCATCTTTTTCCGTTTTATCGGCGCATTCCGCCGCTGTACTCTGCTTCTTGTAGCTCTTCCCGGTATTCCTCCATATTATTCAGCTTTTCGTTCACGGTTTGCAGGTTGGCATCCAACGAAGCATTATGGTCGTATGGGAAACGATGTTGTGCGACAAGTCCCGCATTAGTAACCGGCCCGATATCTATCATGTCGGATTCTTTATTATAGCTGACATACAGCACATCACCATTCGGCATTTCAAATGCAGGAATCTTTTGTTGTGTCATGATAGCGAATTGTTCCGCAGCCATCTCCTTGGCTACCCCTTTTAACGTATCTCCAGCATGTTTGATACCATAACGCCTGATATGGTCGCGTACTTCCTTTTCCGTGAATTTCAGCATCACTTCATAAGTTCCTCCGACACTCCCATTGTACACCACAGCAAAATCCTTGTCCTCAATCAAAAGATTGTCTCCTCGGTTCTGTATGGGAGAAGAATAAGTATATTCTTCGTTAATGCCGTTACCGTCATAATACTCCTTGGCGAGAGTCAGCAGTCCTTCGTAGTCCCCCTTATCCTTGAATGCGTCCAACCGCATCGTGTCATCGGTAAGCTGAAGATAGGCCACGGAAGAATAATACACTTTTTCTTTCGGTGCTACTGTTTGCTCTTCATCAATGTTCTGCTTCAATTCCAGTGCAATCTTATCCACCTTTTGGGTAATCAGAGAAGCCGCTCTTTTCACATCCAACAGAGTTGTCTTGATGAATTGTGGCGATTCCTTCAATTCGTCGAGCCATCCTTTGAGGTAGGCACAACTGTCCTCTTTTATATGTTTCGTCATGCCGTAACGTTGGGCAACCAATGCGCTACCTAACTCGGCTACCAATTCTTCGCGCGCATACTCTGCCGAGCCGAAAGTTGTCGGCTTGATACGGTCGAGAACTCCTTCCGCACCGGTCGAGTGTGTCATCTCATGGAATAGTGTTCCATAGAACGCCTCTCCAGATTTGAACTGTTCCTTTTCCGGCACAACGATTTCATTTCTCGATATAGAGTAGTAAGCGTTATCCTGATGCTGTGGTTTGATCGGACAAATCCACAGATTGTCCTTTATCAGCGCATCGACGGGAGCGAAGCTGAAATACTCTCCGTTCTCAATCTTCGGTAGCGAATACTCCTTTTCGAGTTTTTGCCACAGCTCCGGTCTTGCCTCCTGCAAGTTGGTCTGTAGGCTCGGTATGCAGCGCCTTACCGCCTTACGGCGGCAGGTTTCCGCATACCTGCCCCTAAACCGTACGTACACGTCTCCGTGTATACGGCTTGCCATTAGTAAGCTCACATTATTTCCCATGAAACTGAATTATAGCATTACAAGATTCACACACTACAAGCGTCTTACGATGTCTCGACAACATCAACTTGCCCCATGGAGTTTCTCCCTTTACCCCAACAAGAGTGCGTATATGATGCATTACGACGTTAGTGTCAGTTGCACCACACATTTCACAGGTTTGCTGTTTCAACCTTTCTGCAAGGCTTGGTTTGGGAACATACATAGTGCATGGGGTACGGTCGAGAAAATCGTCCGTTAATGAGCTTTTACGTTTGAATCCCTCTTTATAGAGTGTTCTGAACCGTTCTTTGCCTTTTGCATCCTTATATGGGATGACAAAATTCTTGCCTTTACGGTACTTGTCTCTGATTTGCCCTACATGTCTTCTTAATTTTTGACCAAGAGTCATATAAAGACTATACTCCATAATGTAGCCGAAATCGGCACATGTTGACGAAACATTGTTGGCTATACAGTAATAGTTGTAGAAGCCTTTGATTTCCAAGTTGAATTGTGCAAGGATGTCTTCGGGTTTCATACCGACCATTTTCTCCCGTGATTTTGGCTTCCATACATCTTTGCCGTTTACGTTCGTAAACTTTACAGCATCGTAGCTAAGAAGCTTCTTTTTCACTGTTTCAGAAGAGAGCATAAGCATGACCTTTCCAACAAATTCTCGCTTTTTGATTCCTTTGCTGTTCCTTTTAAACACATCCAATGTCCTAACGGTGATGTCAAAACCGAGGAATTTAGCGTTCTCTTTTGCGTGAGTTATGAGTGTCTTCTCAGCAGAAAGTTCGAGTTTAAGGTTGTTCATCATATATTCTGTGATGTCTGCCTTGATTCGTTCACAATCTGCTTTTGACCCTATAACTCCAATCAGAAAATCGTCTGCGTACCTCACGTATTTCAATCTCCGATAATTCTCATCCATTGGAAGTCTGTATGTCATCTTATTTTTCTCTTCGTGCATGGCTTTTATTTTCATCAACAGTTCTGCTTTTACAGTTTCATCTGTTTCCGCTTTCCATTTCTTCCTTAGGTTTACTGTTTTCGTGTTGAGACAACAGTATTCTTTGTTGTGAGCCCTTTCTTTCCCTTTGTCGAAGTGTGAAATATACTCTTTCATGTACTTGTCGAACCTGTCAAGATAGATGTTTGCCAAAATAGGACTGATTATTCCACCTTGAGGAGTTCCCGAATACGTGTTGTTGTACTTCCAGTCTTCGATGTACCCCGCTTTGAGAAACTTTCTGATAAGACGAAGAAACCTTTCATCTGCAATACGCTCTTGCATAATGCTGACGAGTACATCGTGGTCTATGTTATCGAAGAAGCCTTTTATGTCTCCCTCAATAAACCACTTTGCACCTGTAAAAGTCCTTTGAATGCTTGTCAGAGCTGTGTGGCAGCTCTTATGAGGTCTGAAACCATGAGAGGTGCTTTCAAAGTGCCCCTCATAGATGGCTTCAAGAATCATCCGAACTACCTCTTGCACAAGCTTGTCCTCTACGGATGGTATACCAAGAGGGCGTTTCTTGCCGTTCTTCTTTGGTATATACACCCTTTTAGCAGGATGCGGCTTGTAGGATTCATTCCTAAGTGTTTCGATGAGACGTTCAATTCTTCCAATGCTCATTTGGTCGATAGTCTGACCATCTGTGCCTGGAGTCATATTGCCTGGCTTCGCATATATGCGCTGATAGGCAATGAAGAACATCTCTTTGTTGAACAGAATGCGGTACAGTCGCTCAAACTTATAGTCCGAGACCTTACTGTGCTGGCATAATGTGTTTAATACAATCTCTGGATTTCTCATAACGAATCTCTCGTTTTCTTTTGTTTGTATTAAAGTTACTAACTACTCCCCTTCGCCATGTACAAGGTTTTCCCTTGCTCAGACTACTACGGGAGTTCCGTTACCTTGTCGGATATTCAGAGGCAAATCCTCATAGCCTTACGGCGTTCCGATTTAGGTAATCTCCGTTTAACCACGTAATAACGTCTATCTTTCGATAGGCAACAGATTGTCGGATGCGACTTTCGTTCTTTTCTCCACTTACTGCGGTCGTGTCATGGCTTGTTCTTGCTACTTGCCCTCGCGCAATGGGCTGTAGTACCATGATGTGGCGTATATAACTGCCTTTCGCCACAACTTCAACTTCTGTCACTGAACTATCATTCAACCAATCAGGCTTCATCCTCATATCTGTCTTTCCCCTTGCAATTCAGTCGTAGCATGGCAATTAGCTAACTTATCGCTTTACTGACGTGCTGTGTTCCTCTTTGAGTTTCCTCTCCGAGTAAGTCAGTCGGGGATAGGTCTATTGTTTATTTCTAAACTTTGAACACTAACCTAATCTCTTATTATCGAGATATTTATTACGCGACCATTACGGACGCACGTGCCACGTTAAAGACTCGGAATACCTGCATCTTAGGATAAACATTGTATTCCTTCTTCTCGTTATCAGATAGTTTTTTGTAGTCATCATACTTAATCTTCTCACCAGAATCCTTGTGTATGCAGGTGAATGTAGTCAGCATGATTGGGAATGATTTTTCTCCACGAAGTACAGAAACACGAGGTTTCTCCTGATTGTCCTTATCGGATTTGTTGAGCCGTTGTACACACTCAAAAGTGCAGAAGCGCGGAATCTTGTAACCTTCCTTTTCACAATGTATAAGCAACATAATGGCATTCATGCCATTATACTCGCGTCCGGAAAGATTGCAGGGCCATTGTAACGCTTCTTCCGTGAACCATGGCTTTCTCCAATCCTTACGGATACTCTCGATTTTCTCAATCATCATTTCAGCGAAGAGGTCTAATGCTTTATCTTCGCTGTTCGGCCCGTCCGTGTGCTGTTTTTTATATCCGGCCATATCCTTTACTGATTGGAATTAGACGAATCTGCTACATACTGTACAAGTTCTTCCACCTTGCATGAAACATTCAGCTTTCCGTTATATGCCGAAAGGGATATTTCACCTTTGGCATCCACTCGCACGCCCGGCTGTAACCATGCTTCGCGTTCTTTGCCAAAACAGAAAAAACGTACCCATTGGTATTCAAAGCCATCCTCTACTTTCTCCGTACTGAATGCCGAAAACATTGTGTAAGGCTGGTCTTTCTTATCCCTTTTTTCCTCGATATGCTGCCCGACCTTACCTCGAAATACTAATTCGCCCTTGACCGTATCTTTCGCATCTGCCGTAGCTGTACGAATTTCGTTAATAAAAAGATTGAAATAAAGTTTGTCACCACGGTGTTTGAGATACATTGTCCCCGAAACCTCGATGCGGGAACCATTTCGATATTTGGAAACCTCCTTTCCGGCAGTATCTTTGCTGACATCCACCTCAATAGGCATAGTCTTCCCGTCAGTGTCAGGGATCATTACTCGAAGAGGAAAAACCAGGAACGTTTTCCCTTCCTTATTGGTGCGTATCGACGCATCACGTCCGATAACGCCACATACCGTAACATTACATTTTATCATTTCTATTGTCTTTTAATGTGATACATAATCACCCGACAACTGTGTTGCCATGATTTGTTGTTGAACTGCTAAATCATTGCTCTTAATCGGGTGCTCGTATCATTGCCCAGATCAGCCATCCGGCAAGGAACAGTTGAACGCTCACGATAATGAGCGTTGCTACCCAGCCGAAGAGTTGGTAGCAGAGCAGGACATACAAGGCAAGGTAGGATAGTCCGAACAGACATCTGCATAGCTGTATCATCACGCATTTTACCATATCGCCACGCTTCTATCTTTTTAGGTTCTCTGTCTGTCCCTGCTGTTGGGACATCCCTTGTTCAAAATTCTGTGAAGCCGCTTCCGAGAGGATAACCGTATTCAGCATACCGGTTACACGTATCCTTTTGGCTTCTTCTGTGAGAGTATTGTTATTCAGTGTTGCCGACAGACGGCTTAACTCCGCAGTAGTCAACTCACGTGACATGCGCAGTTCTCCATTGTTCACTCGCAGAATAGCCTTTCCATTTTCACTGATTGCCAGTTCGCAGTTTTTCATGCCCGGTAATAATGATTTCAGATTGATGCGTCCACTATCCATTTGTTTGGATATGGCAGTCTTTTGCTCCTCCTCGTTCTTGTTGTCGATTTGTACGGCCAATAGCATAAGGGAACTAAAGGCTGTCATCGCCATCTCTACTATAGGGTCATTGCATCCTGACATTCCCACACCGCTATCCTCTGACGAAAGCAACTTCTTCATCCATCCGTCGGGCGAAAGGTTTTTGCCGGCGGCATTCTCTTCTGTTCCTTTATATCGGGTGAGCAGGCTGTTCCCGTTGTGCAACACTTCCAATTTGATATTACCTTTCTGTGCGATTTCAGTCAGATAAGCCGCAGGGTCGATGTCACGCTTTGTTCCGTCTGCATAGAAGTTTGTCACGCCGAAATGTAGATGTTCGCCCGTTGTACGTGTACCTGTGTTGCCCGATGTGCCGAGCTTCCCACCGGCTTGTACTACATCACCGACCTTTACAGTAACCTCCTTAAGGTGCATATAAGTACATTGTACCTTGCTGCCATCCGTTCTGGTATATTCCACAGTCAGCGATTTTCCACCGGGCGTGTTCTTATTCTGATTCACAGCCACCACCTTCCCGTTGTTCTCAGTAGCCAGTACCGCATCGCCATTGCAACGGATATCAATTCCCTTGTGCATCTGTTGTTTCGTGTTGTCCATCGGATCTTGCCGCATACCGAAAGGCGAGGTAACAAAAAGAAACTCTTCACGCTCTACCGGGAATGAGTACTTCGCACCATACTCTGAATTTTCAGACGTTCGGAGAGGATTATGTTCCGTACCGAACCGCTTACCCTGTGTCTCCATTTCCTGCATCACCAGTTTGTCATACTGCTGTAAGCCATTTTGCTCTATAATCCGTTGCAGACTCTCGGCATATTCTCCGCCTGTGGCATAACCGGCCTGTTCGATATTTTGTGTCCAACCCTTGTAATCGTCGGGCGAAAGTGCAAAACATTGGGCATAGCGGCTGTTTTCTTTTAAAAAACGGGAGTGGTGTTCGTATGAATCACCCACACTGTCATAACTGCAAAACTTCTCATTCGGCTTATCGTCAGTATATATACCATACCTTCCTCCTTCGGCAATCCATGCAGGCGTAGCCTTGATGCCAAAATGATTGTTCTCGTTCTGCGCCAAACGGCTTTGCCCGTTGGAACTTTCCAGTATGCCTTGTGCCAACGTCACGGATGCGGGGATTCCGTACCGGCGCATCTGCTCCATAGCATACTCTGCATATTTCATTGCGTATAGTTGGTTCTTGCTCATTTCTTTACTCCTTATCTATGAAAACCTCTGTGTGTTTCTTGTTCCTCCATGTCACTTATAGCAACCCGTGCCCCGGCACGGACGAGCTTAGACAGATAGCTGTCGAGCTGCTCCGTTGAAAATTCCGTTGAAGCCGTAATGTCCCCTTCTGGATACTCTTTTAGGGTTATGCCCAATATCTTTGCACCCTGTACCGCATCTTCGTTATAGAGCCGATAACCATCTTTCGTGCGAAGCAGTTGCAAGGCATCGGGATGATTCGCTTTAAGTTTGTCCCACAACTGCCGTTCCGGTGAAATACCCTTGTTGTCTGATTCCGTCCGTTCCTGCGCTACCGTTTCTATCGGCCACAACTCTGCTTCTTTCTGTTGTTTCTCTCCGGTGTGTGCCTCCTGCGATTGTCCTTTTTGTAGTACGTCTGCGAATAAGGTAGCTGCCAAATGACGTTTGTAGCTGTCACGCTCTTCCGCTATCCACATCCGCTGCCACTGTTGCGGAGTGACACTTCGGGCAGGCTGTTTCTGCCCATCAATAGTTGCGACGCATTGTATGCCGTCTTGTTTGGTTTTGAAAACCGAAACACGCTGGATACGGTTCAAGTCTATTTCCGGCATTTCGCTGCTGAACAAATCCACCTTCAGGTCAGGTTTGACCTCGGCCAGCGCATAATACTTGTGCGCCAGTTCCATCCGAACCTTACCGATGTTATCCATCGCTTGCTTGAGTGTTGAAAAGAAGCGGTTTATATCTTCTTTATCAGGATAGATGCTATATCCGCTCTTATTTTCGGGTTTGATATAAAGTGCCCATCGTTTCTTATCATCTTGAATCATCTCTACGTGGTCAAATCCGATCTCATTCGCCTGTTTGACCGCTGACGCCACGTCCAGTGTGGAGAGCTTCTCCATTGCCCAATTCTTCAGCCGGGCCAGCATAATCATCTTCTCGGCAAAATAACTGTCATCGGGTCGATAACCTAATGCACCATCCGTATTGTAGAAGCGTACCTGCTCGATTCCATCTTTCTGCAACGCTCGCATGATACGTCCCTTGTTCATTCCCGGTATCTCGTTATCTACCTCTGTAGAAGCCCCTGCTGGAAGAATTACATCTGCGGTTTTTGCCTGTGGATCAATAACAAGCACAATTTTTTTCGTTTCTTTATCCGGATGCTGCCGAATCTCGTTCGACACAAAATAATGTTTGGGCATTTGCTCCTGCATGGTTGAAGTGTCTCGCCGGTTGCGCATGGTGGCGTATTCGATTTTCTCGCCCCGTTCCGCTTTATTGATTACTTCGATGGCATTGTTCACGTCACTTTCGAGAGCGTCCATCAAGTTCGGGTTCTCTTTCAGTTCCCGGCACCAGTATTCCACTGTCTTCAGACTTTCTTCAGACAACCGTGCTGGCAACCCCAGTTCCAACATTTTAATCCCTGAAGCCAGTTCCACTACCAACCGTTCCTGTCTGACAGCATCCTCCGAAGGAGCCACACCGTTCTTCATCACCATACCTTCACGCGCTAACCGTTGTTGGTGTCCGGTAGCACTCACGATTTGCCGCAAGGCTTCCTGTATATAGTCGTGATAATGTCTGAACTCTCTTTGTCGCGGCATATAGACCGCATCCTTATCTGTTTCGTAGTGGGGTACACCGCTTCCATCCAAACGAACAGGCACAAGGTTGTCTCGCATCCTCAGTAGGAAGTCGTTGAATTGAATATGCAACCGTCGGTTGTCAGCTTCCGTATATCCTCTTTCCACTGCACTTCCATACCGCCGCAACGTCGTTTCGTATCGCTCCTTATCCACGTAGGGTAGTGTCGTCTGGTCAATGTTGAACAAAGTGCGAATTTCACGGTTATGTACACCTTTATATAATTTTTGTTCCTCTTCATACAGTTTCATGTAGTCATCACGACTGATAACCTGTTCTGGATTATTGCGGTGAACGTACTTGTTCCAATTATAAAACAAAAATGGAACGCCTTGCTCATTCTCACGCACCGAGGCTCCTTGTGCCTTGGCATCGCTGAATAGCGTGAACTGGTTGGTTTTGCATCCATTTTTATCAGAATGCAGCGTCATGAATAGTGCATTGAATGCGCTGACAGAAACACCCTTTGGATAGAGGCGCGGGTATCCCTTTCCTGATGCGTTGAGCCAGTGTCCACCGGCATTCGAGGCTTCACTCAAAGCCGTAGAAAGCAAGGTGATTTGTTTTTCCTCGGCTTTCTTTTCGATTTGCGATTTTTCTTTCATATCGTTTATTTGATTATAGGATTATTGAATACCCCGTGGGCGCACGATGGTTTCCAGTTTTCCGTCCTCATAATTCCGTGCGGCAGCCTGGCGAAGCTGGTCGTTCTTGGCAAGGACAGCATTTGCCAGCGTGTTCAAAGGCAATGCCCCGGTACGGTAGGCTTCTGCTACAATCGGTGACAACTGGATGGTACACGGTACTCGGTCTATCGTGGCAATCAACGTACTATCTTGCAATACAGGGTTTACTATACGTGGGTTCAGAGTTTCATTTGTATAGCGTCGGTACTGCACATTGTTCTCATTTGTTACGTTCAGTTTTCCCTCTGTTCGTTCTTTCAAGGCTTCGTGTCCTGCCTTATTCAACAAGTTCATACCTCCCAGGCCTATCAGGAGCATTTTCAGCAACGGGTTACGCACAAACATACCCGCCACAATGCTCGCTATCGGTAACATATTGTCTTCCAAATGCAATGATTCTGTCTTGCCTGTGAATATTCCCAGTAGAACATCAGGGAGCATGGCCATTACATAACCGAGATTGCCTGTGATATTACCTATGCCATCCAGTCCCAGCATACCAAGCAGTCCGCCCCAACCGTTTCCGTTTCCCTGTGCTACTTGCGCACTTTGTATCGTTTGTACATGTTGTTCCGCATCATTGGCAGGAACAACAGTTTCATGCTTCTCTTCTTTCATAATTTCATCCTGTTCTGTCCTGACCATTTTCGCTTTGTCACGTTGTTCCAAAGACTGCAAGTAGGCTTCTTCCTGTCCGGGAGCAACAACAATCGGCACATCCTTGTACCGTTCCTCATGTTTCTGTTCTTCCTTGCTCTGTACATTCGGCCACAATAAACCGCTATTCTGGTTTTGTGTCCATTCCATGAAGCCAAAGTCCATGACAGGGATTTTCTTTTTCAGTTGCTTGTTGTCTGTACCAATCGCCGTGTTCTCTTTGATTTGTATTTGGGCTGCCTCTTTGCGAAAATCGTCGAATACGTTTCTGTCTCTGCCGAACACTCCTTTACTGATGCACTGTTCTACTGAAAGGGTATCAGGCTTCTTGCCTTCAAAATGATTGGTGATGGCTGCAATAGCCACATCTGCACCGGTAAACTTTGCCAGTGCCGTCCATGAGCCAGTACCACCCATCATCAGGGTATCTGCGGCTGTGCCCAACATCCATCCCGTACCTTTTTCCCATCTGTTCGGGCGGTAAGCTGCTTCGCCTCGTGCCTCTATTTCATCGGTCAGCGGTGAACGGCTTAACGTCTGCGATAATCCCAGCAGACTCGATTCGGCAGCCTTTCGGATGATGTAGTCAGCGGAAGACTTGGGCATACGTTCTTTCACCAACCGGTCAATCATCAGTTCCTCTATCCGGTGGTCCATATAGGCATAGGCGAGGTCACAACCGAGCAGTTCTGACAACTCATTGTAACGTGCCCTTCCGATTTCCTGCACGACGGTATCCCGCCACTGCCCGGCCATATACGCAAGGTCTTGCTGCATTTCCTCGGAACCGGTAATCTCCGTCTTGCACATCTCGATATAGTCCTCTGTTGTTTTGGAGTTCCATTCGCCTGTGACCTTGAGTGCTTGATAGGGGTCGCTCATTGGTTGTGCCGAAGATGCCATCATACTGAGAATACCACCTAAAGAGGTGGAATATTCTTTCATTTCCTCTCCCTGATTCCGTATGAGGTCAGTCCGCGTTTTTGACATGATGGGTGCGATATGGCAGTTGAAATAGTCGTTCACGAGGCGTTCCATTTCTGCAAACCGTCCGCTATGCTTGATTCCGTCCATAGTGTATTATATGTTTATCCTATTCTATTCATTAATAATTGCTCTTTTGTCTGCTCGATGGCGTTGTGGTAAATTTCCATCTGTTTGGGATAAAACTCTTCCAGCCATACATCCTTCTCGATGTTGTCGTGAATGAAGCGTATCGCTTGTTCTCGCTCAATCTCCACCGATGCTTCGCCCTCTTCCCGGTTATTGAACCATGCTTTCGTCCACCAGCGCACACCGGCCCGGTCAGGATATACCGTGACTGCTCTCGGTATGTCAAAGCTCTGGATGTCTATGTCTAATTCTGCCAGTGGGTCAATGATACCACTATGGGTCAGGGCTTCGTCGTAGAGTTTTTTTTTACATCATCGCCCATCGTCGATAAGTACACGCCATGCCGTAGGGCAAGGTAATGCAGGAAGTCCGCAATGAGTAGGTTCTGCACCTTACAAGCAAGCGGCATTGCTTTATGTCCCAGTCCGAGTGGGTTGGATATACTTGGCATATTTTCATAGAAATATTCTTTGACTGCTCCCATTGTAAAGACATGGCGGAGTGACTGCTCCGTATGTGGAGGAAGTCGGTATGCACCACGCTGTAAGTCTTCCATGTAGTAGGGCAGGAAACGTAGCATCAATTCCTCTATTTCCTGTCTGTCCTGCTCGTAATCGGTGGTCAGTGCCATCTCCATGTTGGGAGATGTTGCCGCTTCGCCTCCATCAGCATGACACAATGCTTGGATATTCCCATACAGCATGGTTAGAAATTCCAGCGGATTCAGTTCCTCACCCTTGAAGCGTATCCCGATATGCAGCTTGTCACCGCTTAAAGCTACAGTCTGTCCGGCCTTGACACGCTGTCCGAACTGGGCGAAGACATTTGACAAATGCCCATAGGTCACTTCATACTCCCCATAGCGTATAGTTTGGCAGATGCCGAGTATAGGGTCATTGCCTATACCTGACACGATACCGCTGGCGACAGCCGCCAGCGTGTAGCACCGTACATCGAAGTCGATGCCATGATGAAAATATGTTTTTCCCGTTGTCGGATCGGTTTGTTCGCCGTAGCCGAGCGATAGTTTCACATCCTTGCCCTTCCGTTCTTCAAAAGGCATACAGTATCCACTTTCGGATTGCAGGATCATTTCTTCTGTATATTTCATTATGTGATTATATTTGATTCGTATTCTTATTCTTATCTTTTCATCCCTCCGCTATTCGTCTGTTCTTCAACGGGAAGAGCGGGTGTCTGTATTCGTTGTATGCTTCTCGTATCAGGTGTGCGGAAAATACCGGCATTGTTGCCGATAAGCATCATGCCGAGAAATGCACCGGCAATCTTGCCCAGCCAGCCGAAGCGTCCGAATATAAGAAATGCTGCTGCGACCAGTCCCGCTATACTCAATCCCGACACGTTACCCTGTCCGAGATTACGGAAAAAGTTACCGAACATATCGGAAACTCCGCCATTGGAGACTTGCCGTAGAAAATTCGATACTCCACCCAGTTTTGAGTCTATGCCGGCTACCGTACCGCTGACGGAACCGACTGCTTCTCCGGCTTTGCTTGTCAGTTCTCGCACACCGTCCGCTGCATCTGCAAGGGTATCCGTAGCCGATTTCCCTATGACCGCATCGCTTACGATATGTACCACGCTCTTATCTGTGGTTAGTTTCTCCCAACCCACATAACCGACTGCACCGCCGATGGCTGCGGTCTTGACGGCTTGTCCTGTGCCCCGTAAGGTTTGTGAAGGATGCAGTGCAGCATGTCCCATACTTCTTCCGGTAGCTTTTGCTGCTTTGCCGCCATATTTTAATATTGAATCCCAAATTCCCATATCATTACATTTTTAAGGTCTTACATTCTTTCCAATCTGTCGCCAACGTCGCTTGGCTGCGTCCACGATACTACGTTTATCGGCTTCGGGATGTGCACCCTCGTCGATTTCCCGCCAAATGTCGCCCATTGTCGTGTACTTTACCGCTTTGGTCAGTCGTTGCAGCTTTGTGTTCATTGTTTTGAGCTTTGGACGGATGCCAAAGACAATTTCCATACGCTCTTTTTCCGTCATCTTGTTCTCCGAAAGGCACGCTGTGCGTATATCGTTCACAATTTCCACGCTGTTCATCATCAGTTCCCTATAAATCTTGTTGCGCTGTGTGGATAGGGCTACGGCAAGCGTATTGGCTGGACTTCGCTTCAATTGTTTGGTGAAGTCGCCCATATTGTCTGTCAGCCTCGATACCTCATAATAGAACCCATAAGTTTGCGCCGCATAGCAGACTATTGACCGGAAAGAGTTTAGATAATTATTAAACTCTCGTTGCAGGTCTGTTGTCGCCTGCACTTCTTCTTTTGTCCAAATATGTCCGGTGGTCTGCATCAGCATGACCTTTTCCTGATTCTTCAGCTCCTTCTCTGCCTTTTCGGTATATACTGCAATCATTCCGGCCAGTACAGGGTCATTCTGCGCTTGTACCTCACCGATACCGGTAAGACACAGCAGTAATATACTTATCCAAATTGTCCATTTCATAACTGATATATTTTATCGGACGAGAGCTGCCGCCCTGTGCCAATGGGACAGAGCCATACGAGCTGCCTCACCGTTGTCACGGTCAAGCATTCCTGCCGTTACGTTGTTCCACACATCATTGAAAGTATAGTACCGTATGCTCAAATAGAGCAGATGCAACTTCCGGCTAAAATCCGATAGTTGGTCGTTCAACGCCCATAGCGTCTTGCTGCGTTCTGCCCCCGTAAGCATGTTTTCGTTGCTACCTTTGGCCACAGCGTCATTCAGCAATGTAAAAACAGAGACAAGTTCCGTTGCTGTTTCTATATAGAGGTTGTTCATGTTCATACTGGCCACAATGCCCTGCGGATTGTTTTGGATGGCCCTGCCTAATTTTCCCAGCGTGAGGAAAATCCGCACACCGTCATTGTAGAGATGCGTACAGGCTTTCAGTGATGAAGCGTAACCGCTTGCTGTCTTGAGGTAACTGTTGTACTGCTTCTCCCACTTGTGGATTTGGTTGAACTCGGTAGCGATGCTGTTTTGGAGCAAGGCTGTTTGTGTCTGTCCCTTTATTTGTTTTTCAATCTGCCCGTTTATCAGTTCGTTACCTTCGGCCAATGCAGTCCATTCCAACGGATTGGAAGCCGCAATTTGGGCTTCTGCCACCTGTGGAAGCAGGCATACCAGCGAGGCAACCAGCCCCAGACTAATGATTCGTGATTTCATATATTCCCTTTTTTCGTTTGTTAGTTTCTACCCGTTCACGGATAATTGACACGAGGTCGTCCCTATGGAAGATACCGATCAGGTCAAGACGGGGCGTGTTTCTGTCCATTGAAAGGATACGTACGGTTTTCAGCCCACAAAATTGTTGCAGCAGGCTTTGGTGCTCTTGAAAATCCACGATACGATATAGCTCCATATAATCCACTTTGCGACGGATAATACCGTATTCACTGACAAGTTGTTCCGTGCCGATGCAATAACGGATTCGCCGCAGGTAGAGATAACGGTAGAGTAACAGTAACGAGAGTATCAAGGCAATTACTGTGGCAATAGCTGTCAATGGCAGCCCTTCCATGCCTCCGTACACCCATACAGTGCCGCACAGCACGAGAGTGGGCAGCTCGTTGATGACAAATTGCCCGGTATGTGGATGGATGACAATGGTTTTGTGACAAGTTCTCTGCATAGGTTTTATGGATTATCGGTGAAAACGGGAATGAAAGTCTTCTCTCATTCCGGAAAGAGAATTGGTTATATCCACTTCCAACCGGGCAAGTTCTTCCCGTATCTTGTACATTTCCTGAAAACCCTTATCTGACATTCCCTGGTCATTGGTTTCAAAGGAGAATATTACTCTGTCCGCACGTTCAAGACGCTTTCGCACAGCCTCATGGTCTGCTTCGTCGTATAATCCGTTTCGGATATGTTCCGGATTGACTTCGGGCAAATCGGACAAGGCATGATTCAGCGTGGCTTTACCGCTGATTTCCCAATCGTCAAGGTTGTCCTTCTCTGGTTTTATCCGTTTGCCGAGTAGCTGGTCGTTCCAATCCTTATAACCCTCTGCGGCAGATTCATACAAGATGCATCCTGTAGCTTCCGGACCGGAAATGGAAGCATCAATCGCTTTTTCGATGGCTTCCAGATTGCTTCTCATTTTCTCTAATTCTTCCTCACTGGCAGAACCTTCGTCACGAGCCATTTCGTACTCATCCATACAAACCATTCTCATTTCCTGTAGATAGCCGTCACCAATTCCCATGTCGTCACGCTCCCCATTCTTCAAATTTTGTTTTGCATCATTTATACCCAGTATGGCTGTAATCTTTTCAAAATTGAATGGTTCAAGTTCTATTTCATACTGTGAATAGTCTTCGCTGTTGTTCTGTACAATCAGTCTGCCGGTTTGTGACAGACAGGTGGAGAAGTTCCAGCCTGCATGAGTGAGAGCAAAGTGGATAGCATAGACTTGTCCGGCACGGTCATGATCGAAGCAAAGATGATGTGAGGCATGGGGAGTTGCTTTTATCGCTCCTTTGAATTGCTGCTGGCTCGGTGCCCCTCCGGTAGAGATGAATACCGCCTTTCGCAGATCCTTGTTCTGTGCCTGATGAAGTTGGTAATATGCCATCGCATCATAAGCACTTTCGAACCAATAGATATGTTTGGCGGAGGTGAGAGAAGTGCGGGCAGGGCTGGCAATCCACAGTCCCTCGCTTGAATTGCTCCCTGCGGCTTTGCCTTTGTAGCTGCCGCTCCCGTCCATACGGGCACGTCCTCGTTCTTCAAGTCCCACAATCGCTCCGTCGCCTTTGGGCAGGGTTAGTGGAAAGGACAGGTTCGTGTAGGTCGCACCGTCCTCCCGATGTTTCGTAGCCAGATAAAAATGCCGATGGAAGGCATATTGTGTATAAAGGTCGATACCTCGGCTTTTAAAATAAGGATAAAATTTTTTCTGCGTTTCCCGATTCTGCGGATTGAACTTATGAATGTCGTAATCCGCTATGTCAAATGGCTTTACATCTCGTTTAGGGTTCACTATTCGGGTTTTCCGTTCAGTGACAGGAATGTTCAGTAATCTGTTACAGACAAGATTCACCAGTCTGTCTGGAGACATACCCGCATGGTACTCCGTGAAAAAGTGCGGATGCTCCTTGATGAAGGAAATGATGTTATAAACTTTCTGTTGTTGTGCGTGGAAACAGCATTTTCCTTGTTGTGTCACAATAAATTTGTCACCACGGATACGTCTGCCGTCGCTGTCCAAACGAACATACGAGGGATAGCGCAGACCGTCACGACGGTTCAGGTGATACCCTGCGTCAATCAATACGTCCTGGATGTTTAGTCGTTGCAGAAAGTCATCGTATGTAAGGTCTCCGTCTCTCATAGGTTTACCTCCCTCTTCTCATTTCATTAATATCTTGATTCATCTGTGCCTCGAAATTACGGATGGCCACATCTCTCGGTGTATCTACGCCGGGCTTGAAGTATGGATGTGGCGGTCCGCTGAAACGTTCGCCATAGAACTCCGGAGAGTGGTGGTGATGGAAGCCATGTGCGACTTCCGATGCCACCACAGCACCGGCGGTAAGGGCAGCGAATATCTTCACGCCAAGCCCCTTGTTCGCTTCAGGACGTGTCTTCATATCCACCTCGTTGAAAATCTTCGAAAAAAGTTTCATCCGGTGGTAATCATCCACAGCAAGAAACTTGTCGTAGTCTTTCTGGCTGATTTCGTGGCTGATGACCTGTCCGTCAATAACAGCGGACATCTTGTATTTACCCTCCGTCTGTGCCGGTTGCACGGCAATGTCACTGACCTCTACTTCCCGGCCATGTTTCTCCTCACGATACCAGCCTTTGCTTTCGTTGAGTAGTTGCAGGTCACGACCGTCCACGGCTGCACCGATACTGCCCTGTATGTATTCCTGCCGCATCGGAGTTTCTTGCTGCATGAATAATTCTTGTTCCTGCCGCTGCCGTTCTTCCAGTTCATGCCGCACTTCGGGATGCAGGCCGATACTGATGCGTTGTTCGCTGTTGAGCTGTTCCATCGTTACTTTATCGGCAAAGTCCGCTCCGATAATGCCGTTCAGCAGATCCAGCCGTTTCTCTACAGGTTGTTCCTCGATGGATGCGGTAGCCAGTTTTTTCACTTCTTCTTCCGTCAGGTCATAGACCATATCGACATTGACACTTTCCGATTGTACGGTCAGTGTCCTCCGTTCCATATCCACGATAAGACCGTGCGAAGTAAGGCACTCCGACCATTTCTCGTTGGAAAAATAGACTGGTGAAGCAATCAACTCCTTGTATGCTTGTGCCGGTTCCTTGCTGCGCGGACGGCTGACAAGCGGTGTAATGACCTCCTGCAAGTTCTTCAATACATCTTGCTGTACAATGGGTTGCTCCTGTTGACCGCCTTTGTAGTAAAAGCCGTAGCCACCCGATTGCAGTTCGCCGGGCTTCATGCGCCCGTCTGGGCGTTCGGGTACGATGGATGGCCCCGGAAAGAAAAGCTGCCCACCAACTCTGCGTAGGTGGAAACCCCACTGTTCGCGTGGTGTCCAACCAAGGAATGGAGGGGGCATACCCAGTCGCCCCATGTGTCCGTACTCACCAATACCGCTGTCTCTTATACACATCTGACGCTGCCGACGATAAGG